CTCTGTCTCATCAACTGCTGCTCTCTTGAGCGGGTCTTTCGTAACACCATCATCACACAATCATCATGACTGACAACATCATTGACCGCGATGAACTGCAAGCGAACTATATCAACACCATCTTGGATGGTATGGACATCAAAGACATGATGCGTATTTTGTATGATCAATTCGATGAGAATTTGGACAAGTACACTGTAGATGAGTTGATTGAAGAGGTGAAAGAATACTATCCAGAATTGCTGGAGGATTGATACATGTCAAAGCGTTCAATTGTACTAGTGTCTGGGATCGTTTCCATTGTCTCACTATTCCTTGCCGTATCTGCCTCACAGTGGACAGTCAACAATCCGAACATCGGTCGTTGCGGTGACCCGCCTTGCCTGTATAATTAAGAGAACAACCACCAAGAGCAAATGACCAACGCCATCGCAGTTCAACCCACAGCATGGGGCAAGTTCGATCCTAACGGGTGCGACTGGGCGACCGACATGAACCACGCTTTCAGGATCGGTCAACTGTGGGGAGAGGAGTGCATGATATGGATGTGCCCTCCCTCTGGTGAACCCATCCGCTGGTGTCGCACCGATACCAACACCAACGCCATCGCTGATCTCGTCTTTGGAGTTTGCAAGTGATCTTTAAAGCAACCTGCCTCGTGGTGCTGTCTGTCCTCTTCTACACAAGCGAACCCGCTAGGAATGTGACAGCAGACGCACTGTCCACTGTTGCCCAGATTGTCCGCCCCTGACCCTGTAGAATAACAGCATGAACAAAACACCTGACCTCGCCGCCATCATGGCAGACTACACCCGCCAGCATAACGCCATGATGGCACGATCCGCCGCCGCTAAGGCAGACGTGGCAGCAGGCACTGAGATCCTGACCCCTGCCCCTGAGAGTGGACAGTGGGGGATCTGGAACATCAGCGACCGCCACTGAGGCACAGACCGACTAGGATACACACAACACACAAACACAACGACATGACCAGCACCACATTCAACGGTTGGGCAAACTACGAGACCTGGAACGCTGCCCTGTGGATGGGGAACGATGAGTTTCTGTACAACACCGCTAAGGCGTGTGTCGAGTATTGTGCAGACTGGGAGACCCCCTGGGAGAAGTTCGTGCGCTGCATGACTGACGGGCAGATCGGTCGCCACCTCGTCAAGACTGGCGACGGTGTGGCATGGGCAGATCCTGCCATTGATGCAGACGAGATGAACGACATGATGGCAGACCTCTGAGCATATCACAGTCTGGGGACAGGGGGGCAGTATTGTGCCCCTTTTTTATGTGACCCCCAAGCGCCAAGCGGTTTCCAAAAGTGCGGGTCCTTCCTAACCTACAAAAGTATCCAGACGACCGATAAATATTCTTCGAAAGGTCGTATATAAAAAAATTTGCCCAGAAAAAAATGCCCCAAAAAGTTGACTTTGAAAACTACGATGCTATTTTGAATAACTTTGATGCATTTTGCGATGAGTTTGAGAGTAGAGCATCCAATGCATTCATGAGAGGAGATCAAAACGATGGAAGAGTTACTGAAGCGCAATCTAGAGTTGGAGAACAAGATCTTGGAGCTGCAGGAGAGATTGAAGCACCTGGAGGAGCGGATGTCCCAAGTGGAGCACCCTTCGCTGCTGTACAAGAGACCGACCCTTGATCAGCACGAACCACTAAGTAATACTTTAGACTATCTACACAACAATGTAGAAGGGTTAAAGAGAGATGTAGCAAACATTGCAAGGTTTGGGTAATAACTAACAATGACTGTACCTGGAATTGGACAAATAGCGCCTGCGAGTGTTGTTGACACAACTTCAATTAACCCTACTGCAACGTATCCTGCGACAGCTGTAGGACCTACGATGAAGGTGTGTACCACAATCAAGTCAAACAATAGCACAGTAAATATCATTGATAGGACTGTGATACCTTATAGCAACGTCCCAGGATCTCCTACAAACCCAATAGTTCCTCCCGTACCCCCAGTTCTTCCTAGGGTCTCAGTGGACGGTATAATCAACGCAGAGGAGCGTGGCGTATTCTTTGAGGGTATGTTAGTCACTGTCATTGGAGACGGCATACAAGCGCCTGGTGCGGCACCTAATCCGAGACCCTTGACAGGTGGGTCAGAATATCCTACAATAATTATTGGAACACTTACATAAAAAATATGGCAAGAGCAAAAGTTGGACTAAGCGGTAAGAAGATTATTGAGAGCAAGCCCAAGAAGACCCGTCAAGGGAGTTCAAAGAACACGTTGTATTCGGCAACCAGTCGTAACAAAGCAAAGAAGCGTTATCGTGGACAAGGTAAGTGAGTTTATGATGGCAGGAGAGGTCCCTCTAAGCGTCTGTGACGGCGTTGTGGACTTCTTCTACCACAACGATAACTATAGTGCAAAACCAGGCGTTATAGGGGGCGACAGAGATGCTCCAAGAACTAACGATGCAGTGAAGCAGTCAATGGATATGACTGTGCATACCTCTTATGCTGACTTTGATAATCGTATCAAAGATTATCTGAATTGTTTAGATAGTCTTATTGAGAAGTATCACAAGACGTACCGTAAGTCATCAATGCCTAGTCGTATATCACCCAAGTTTAATATTCAACATTATGAACCAGGGGGAGGATATAAGACGTGGCACTTTGAACGCACTGGTAGGAAGGGTGCAGTATATCGCCATCTTGTATGGATGACATATCTCACTGATAATCCAGATGGGGGAACCCAGTTTCTTTATCAGGATTTGAATATTCCTGCGGAGAGAGGCAAAACGTTAATCTGGCCAGCAGAGTGGATGTTTACTCATAAATCTAGAGTAGATCCAGAGAATGAGAAAATGATTATTACAGGTTGGACAGAGTTGTTATGAATTTAATTTGCAATCTTCCTGCTGAGAAAGTATGGGTAAGGCGCGAATATCTCCGAGATCATGTAGATGGTCATGGGGAGTTTGTAGAGGGCGTCTGGGTATCGGCAAAGTCGATACCTGGGCGTGCTTTTTATTTTGAGACGTATTTACCTGAGTATGGTGCGATGTATGATAAACTTCCGATATCTGCATTCACGAGAGCGCCGAAAACACCGACGCCAGATATGTCTCTAGAGAACCTACAATTTTGGAATTGTATGGACTATGGAGTAGTTGCAATCAATAAGGGATTTGTATCCTCTATGGATTGTGAAGTGTATACAAGAAACCATGGTTTTGTTAAGGGAACTTACTTGTTTACGTTAGATAACTATCATGCTAATATTGACGTGATAGATAATAATGTGAGTGAGGTGCCACAAGAGCACAAGTCACATAATTGTGTTGCATTAGAGAATGGTCAGTTTGGATTGTATCCCAATAACAGGATGCGTTTCTATGACCTCTCTATCACCCCACAAGACCCTTTAATGCCAGACTTCAAGGTATCCACCATAGAATACCAAGTCGAAGCAGGGACAGACTGGGGGCGTTTAGGAGACACAGACGATTATTTCTGGGAAACACCAAAGGAGAAAGAAAATGGGCAACAGCAGAGTTGATAAAGGACAAAACTTTATTGATGAAGGGATGACCCTTATTACTGAAACCGATGCTGATCGTTATCTAGATCTTGCTAGAAAGCAACGTGAAGCAAAGAAAAGGGAAGAACTATATCCACTACCCGAAGATCGTCTAGAGCGCCCTTGTGGTGGTGCTGGTGGATTTGATGACTTTGTAGAGCGTTGGCATCAGTGAATAAATAGATTCAGCCTATTGCTGTGTCTAGATGCCTACCTTCCCGACATTCAAAGATTTGAGTGTTACTTTTAAGAAGCATCCTGTATCAAATGACTTGGTGCAGGTGAAGGATAAGGCTGCAGTTGTGCAGTCTATTTCTAATTTGCTGTTGACAAATAAAGGTGAGCGTCCATTTCAACCTGAGTTGGGATCTAATCTTCGTCGTATGCTATTTGAACCACTTGATTATGCTACTAGTGCTCAAATCAAGTCGGTTGTTGCTGAGGTAATCAACAAGTATGAACCTAGGGTAAAGGTTGATAACATCTTCTGTTTCCCTGATTATGAAAACAATGGTTATGAAGTCGAATTGTCTTTTACTCTTGTTGGAAGGGATGACAATGCAATTACGGTTGATCTATTTCTAGAGCGTACACGATAATGCCTTATACTCAGGTTGCCAATTTAGACTTTGAACAAATCAAAGCGCAACTCAAGGACTACTTGAGAGCACAGTCGGATTTTACTGACTACGATTTTGAAGGTAGTGCATTATCCGTTCTAATCGACACACTGGCGTATAACACGTATTATACTGCCTTTAACACCAATATGGTGGTCAATGAACTATTCATTGATAGCGCCACCTTGAGGGACAACGTAGTAGCGATTGCGAAGCAACTAGGGTACAGACCCAAGAGTGCTACTGCTCCTACTGCATATGTCTCTTTTACGGCAACTTATGTTAATCCTACAACTGATACTGAACTCAATCTAAGAGCAGGCACAGGATTTGTAGCAAACTATGATGAGACACTATATCAGTATGTTGTTACTGATGATGCAAAAGCACAAGTAGCAAATGGTGTCGCCACTTTCACAGATGTTCCTGTAAGAGAGGGAACATATCTCACAAATACATTTACTGTCAATACGGCACTCAAGTCGCAAAGGTTTATTCTTGACAACCGTAACATTGACACAAACACCATCAGAGTAAAAGTATATCCTACTGGTGGTAGTTTCAATGAACCATATCTACTAGCAGAAAATATTCTTGGTGTAGATAGCACATCTAAAGTATTCTTCCTTGATGAGATTGAGGATGAAAGATATGAAATTCTTATGGGTGACGGTGTTCTAGGAAGGAAACTAGAGAACGGTGCTCGTATTGAAGTATCGTACATCACCACATCTGGTCCAGACAGCAATGGTGTAAGAGCATTCATCTTCTCTGGTGTTCTAGAGAACAACAATGGTCAGACACCTAATACTAACGTCTCTATCACCTCTACAATCGCCTCTGCAGGCGGTGAAGAGATTGAAAGCACTGCTAGCATCAAATACACTGCACCGAAGGCATACGGCACACAGGACCGTGCAGTGACCTCTGGTGACTATGAAGCAATCGTTCGTCAGATCTATCCAGCAACTAGTGATATCATTATCTTTGGTGGTGAAGATCAAGATCCACCAGAATACGGTAAAGTTTTTATTGCATTGAAACCAAAGGATGCAAGTTACCTATCTTCTCTAACAAAAGCAGAAATTGTCGAACAACTAGAGAAGTATACTGTTGCATCTGTCGAACCAAGGATTATTGACCCATCAATTCTGTTTGTTGAGTTGAACAGTAAGATCTACTATGATAGAAACAAGACTGATGAGACACCTGCTCAGATCAGAGACAAAGTGATTGGTGCGATGCAGTCTTATCTTGATACAAGTGATACTGAGAAGTTCAATGGTAAGTTTAGATACAGTAAAGCAATTGCTGTAATTGATGACACAGACCGTGCTATCAACTCTAACTTAACATCTGTTACAATGAGGAAAGACTTTTATCCTCAACTCAATTCTACTTTCTATTATGAAATTTGTTTCCAAAATGCGTTCGACGTTGACTGCGACGACCCTGTTCTTTCGTCTACTGGTTTTAGGGTTACTGAATACCCTAATTTTGATGTTTATCTGGAGGACAAGGATGGTAAAATCGTCCTATATAGACTAGATAGCGTAACTGGTGAAAAAGTTGTCCTCGACAGCGAAGTTGGCGATATTGATTATGCAAAAGGTGAACTGAAAATGTATGCCCTGACTATTATCAAGGGCAGTTTCTTTGACAATCGTATTTCGGTAAGAGTAAAACCACTTTCTAATGATATCAAGGCAGTCCGTGAGGTCTATCTTGACGTTGACGTTGCGAATTCCTCGTTCACTGCATACAAAGAGTAAGTAAATGCCCGCTGTAAAGACTAAGAGAATTTCCACTCTGATCGAATCGCAGCTTCCTGCTTTTATTTCTGATGAATACGAACAGTTTAGTAAGTTCGTTCAGAAGTATTATGAAGCACAGGAAGTACAAGGTGGCACTTTGGATGTTATTAACAACATTCAGAAGTATGCTGATATCGATTACTACGAGAAAAACATTCTCAAGCAGCATGATAGTCTAACAGCAGACATTACCAGCAGCGATACTACAATCACTGTAACAGATGCACAATCCTTCCCAAAGAAGAACGGATACATCCGCATTGGCGATGAGATCATCTTCTATGCTAGCAGGACAGACACCGAATTCCAAGAATGCTCTAGAGGTATTAGTGGCAACACATCTCTTGGTGACCTATATGAGGCAAGCAATTTTATTAGTACAGATGCCGCAGCGCACTCTTCAGGACAAAAGGTTTACAATGTAAGTAACCTATTCTTGTATGCACTAGTTAAGAACTTTGAGAACCAGTACCTTGGTTCATTCCCCGAGAAGTATCTCAGAGGTGAAATCGATAAAAGAACCCTTATCAAGAACATTCAGAAGTTCTATAAGGCAAAAGGAACAACAAGTTCTATCAAGTTTATCTTTAATACTATTGTAACTCAGGATGTAAATGACAAACCTGAGGTATACAAACCAAGAGACTTTACATACAAGTCTTCTAATGCTGATTGGATTAATACTTTTGCTATTAAGTGTACTGCACTTAGTGGTGATCCAAAAACTTTGATTGGAAAAGTTATTGTACAAGAAGCAACAGATGAATATGGATATGCATCTGCTACTGTAGACAATGTACAAACTGATGGCAAGAGAGATGGAGAAACCATCTATAAGATTATTCTTGCTCCAGAGACGGTAAATGGTGAATTTGCTGTATCTACCAAAACTAGACTGACGAGATCCCTTGCAGGAACTGCATCCTCGGGGGATAGAATTAACGTATTCTCAACTCGTGGTTGGAGTAATGAAGGATCTGTTTTTGTTGGCAATGAGACGATTACGTTCAAAGAAAAGAACGCAACACAGTTTATCATTAATCAAAGACAGGTATCTGGTGCTCAACCTATTCCTCTAGATACTCCTGTATATAAACCAGTTACTATTTCTGGTTCTGGAGTAACACTCCTATCGTTTGGTGTTATCTACACTGCAAATCCAAGTGATAGTCATCCATATTCCAGTGTTGGTGATAAGATTGAAGTATCTTCTCCTGGATTTACTACATCTGATCCTAAGATTGTTAAAGTTGGCACAAATGATACCCGCTGGATCTTAGATCAAGGTCAAGCAGTATCTGCTTCCACTTTACCATCAGTCCAAGCAGGACTAGATCAAGTTACAACTAATGTAACTTCTATTCATGAAGATGACCAATACTATTATATCACATCTTCTGGTTATCCATCACATAATATTTTAGATGGTTCTAAAGTAACCGTAGATGTACTGGATCAAAACATCCTACGATTAATCCGTAAAAGAGCAACAGTAACTACTGAAGAATACAAAACACCAAAAGCAGATACTTGCATTTTTCTGAATGGTGTTAGAGGATACAGTTACAAAGATACTGAAAGCGTTTACTATGGCAAACTAGAGAAGATTACTATTAATGCACAGGGCAGAGGATATGATGCACCACCATATGTATTGATTGACCAAGTTCCTGGTAAAGCAAGAGCAATTCTTTCTGGTCAGGTTGTTGAGAGTGTTATTGTAGATACTGATGACATCTTCCCAACAACTCCAGAAATTACCATTACTTCTGGTAGAGAAGCAGTAGTTCGTGCTGTTGTTACTGGTGGTAAGGTAACTAGTCTACAAATTGACAATCCTGGTGAATATTATTCCTCACCTCCTCTAGTAAGAATTAGAGATAATGCTGGTCGTGGTAGATTTGCTAGTTACAATGCAATCGTTGGTGGCGATGGAAAGATCATTGGTTTTGAGAAAATTGATGAAGGCAATTTCTACACCCAAGAAAGTGTCATTGTAGACATCATTCCCGCTGGTACTGGTGCAGTTGGTATTCCTCAACTAAAAGAATGGAACTACAACAGATACACCAAACTTGGAACAGATGTTGACACTGAGAATGGTTATGTATTTGAAAACTATGATCCTGTTCTTAAGTATGGATATGGTTATCTTGCTAACCCTAAAACACTAAGAGTTGGTCTTAGTGATAATCTTAACAGTGCTGGAACAGAACCAGCAACTAAAACTCACTCACCTATCATAGGTTTTGCTTATGATGGCAATCCAATCTATGGTCCGTTTGGACACGAGAACCCACTAGATCCCCAGTCTCCTATTGTTAGGATGACTTCTAGTTATTCTCTCAATGGATCTCGCTCTGGTGGTCCTGCTATAAACAGATTTCCACTGGGCACATTTGTCAATGACTACACTTATACCCACAAGAGTGGTTCACTAGACAAGAACAATGGAAGAATTTGTGTTACCCCAGAATTTCCGCAAGGAACTTATGCTTATTTCATTACTATTGATAGCAATCAAGTACCGAAATATCCATACATTCTAGGTGATAGCTTCTACTCTCTACCAGTAGACAGCAATTACAATTCTAACATAAATCAAAACGATATTCCAAAAACCGCAAAGAGATTTTCTGTTCCTGGTATTACTAGGAATGGTGATGGATTTATCGGGTTTATTTCTGATGTTTCTTCTGGCAATGTAGAAGGAATTGATGTATATCGTTCTTCTGGCAATTTCTCGGTAAACTCAAAAGCATATTTTGACAATTCGGGAACTGAAGGATCTGAGGTAGAGGCACTAGTCTCTAGCGTCAAAGGTAAAGGTGTAAACTACCTGCAAAGCAAAGAGACAAAGGTAGTACAACTAACAACTATTCAAACTGCATATTTGTTTGCTGATGATTTCCTGAGACAACCATCTTCTGGTGCGTCTGGTCAAATTGTCGGTACAGTTGCTAATGATAACTTAATTGTTCTTAAGGATGTTAATGGTACGTTTGACACGACTGGAACATTCTCTGCTGATATCAAAACCTTCTCTATTCTACTGGATCAAAATAGTTCTTATGGAGAAGGAAACGAACTTCTGCTAACGAATGGTGTAGACAACCCAATTGCTAAAGGTATTGTTCTAGAGGGAACAAACAAGCAAAATGTTGTTACTATTAAAGTGGTTGATCTAGGAGAAGAGGAAGGATATGCTACACCCACTACTAGTGACTGGAGAATTGATGACGATTACTTCATTCAATCCGAAAGCACCTTTGATACCACTGGAACTAGACTTGTAAGACTTACCTCTTTGAGTGATGGTCTAGAACCATTTATTGTTGATCAGAGTGTTGCTTTGATTGAAACAGATGCACCACATGGTCTGGGTATTGGTGACGATGTTACTATTAGTATCAATCCAGACGATACAACAAAGACGAAGACATATTATCTTAGAAAGAGACTATATCAAGAAGCAGTTCTACAAACTCCTGTAGCAAATACTACTATCAATGATACTGGAGTTGGTAGGTTCCAACTATTGAACAGTGGTTCTGATTACACTGCAGGCACATATAATAATGTACCTCTTACTGGTGGAACTGGTACAGGTGCAACTGCCAACATCGTAGTTTCTACCTCTGGACTAGTTTCTAGCGTTACTATTCAAGCAAAAGGTTCTGGTTACAGTAAAGCAGACTATCTTGGCGTTGATGATGAAAGTCTAGTAAGATCTGGTGGATCTTTGGGCAATCAACGTCTTGTTCTATATGTTGACCATGTTGGTTTTGGTGCAGGATCCAATGCATTGATTGTTGATGATCCCCTAAGATATGCAAGCGGTGACCTTATCAAGGTTGGCGAAGAAGTTTTAGAAATCACTAATGTTAGTGGTAGTACACTTACTGTGCTTACCGCTAGAGAAGGAACTAAAGCAGTTGATCACTATGATGGTCAAGCAGTATCCCTATACAAACCAACGTATAATTTTAATCCTAACTTCCAAATCTTCACTGGAAACAATTCTGGATATATTCAATCTTACGATAGAGACACTCAAAAAATTGAGATTGTTTATGACTATGCAACTCTACTATCAAATGCAGCACAAGTAGGACAAAGTTCTTCTTTCTTTGATAACTCTACTCCTGCCAGACAGGTTAAAATTTTTAGTGCAGGAGAAACAGCATACAAGTTTGAATTCTCAGAAGACAATACTACATTTACTCCCAATCCAAATATTGATATTCAGGAGTTTTACAAGTATGTGTTTGACACGTCTCATTCGTCTCTAACTGGGACTTACTTTGATTTGTCTCCAAGTAGAAGTTTCAACCTTGAGACAGTAGAGAAGACTGCATCATTTATTCAACCAGGAAACCCAGGTTCTTTTACAGAAGTCAAGTTTGGTTTTGGTAGCAGAATAGCATCTAATAATTATAGCACAAAAACAGGAACAGATTTTACTAATTTCTATTACTATGATAGAAAGAATGTAGTAACGTCTGATGGTGCATATCTTAAAATTATTACAGATCCACTACAAGGAACAAAGAAAGTAACTTATGTTACTAGTAATCGTTTTGTATATTCGGTTACTTCAGTTCCTCTATTTGATGGTTCTGGATCTATCACTTATACTACTACTGGTCAGTTTGCTGTTGGGGAAATTAATTCTTTCCTCATCACAAACCTTGGACTGAATTATAAGAAAGTCCCTGTAATCACTGGTGTTGATCCATCTCCAAGTTTTAAAGCAACTGGAAATGTTTTGTTTGATATTGCGACGCAAAACATTCTTGATGTTGAAGTTACTTCTAGAGGATCGAATTATGTTAACCCAAAGGTTGTTATTGTTGATGGCGATGGAGCTGGAGCACAATTCTCTATAACTGTAGTAAACGGTGAGATCTATAACATTAAACTTGTAAATCCTGGAAGAGGTTATACTTACAAACCAGAAATTGAAATTATCGAAGGAGATACAGAACTATATGCTACTAGCACCAACATTGGTGTTCCTAGAAGTGTCTCTATCGTTAATAACGGTGCAGCATATCATCTAGATAAGACTGTTTCATCTACTTTCTCTTCAAGTACAACATTCTACCTTACAAATATTACCGAAGACTTCTTGAAGGGAGAAGTTATTGTACAGCGTATTAATGGCACTGAAGTTGCAAGAGCAGAAGTTGTAGAGTGGAGATCAAATACAAACCTGTTGAAAGTTGGAAATATTCAAGGAACTTTCAGACAAAACCAACAGATTGTATCTCTACCAAGACCTGCAATCACCGCAACTATTAGTCAAGTATTTGTATCAACATTTACTGATAATATAAAAGCATTTTATGATAACTCTGGTTATTATAAATCTGATAAAGGTAGACTTGGTAATTCTAATCAAAGAATTACTGACAGTAATTTCTACCAAGATTATTCTTACGTTGTCAAATCTAAGACACCAATTGATCAGTGGCGTGAACTAATCAAATCTACTACACACCCTGCTGGTTTCAAACTATTTGGTCAGGTAGACATTGAAGTAACAGCTGGCACAGAAATGCCAGAAGAGATGCCAAAGTCTTCCCACTTCTCTGTCATTCAACTCTGGGATCCAGAAAAGAATAAGATTACTGTTGAAAGCACTCATAGAGTTGTTACTCAGTCTATTCAGAAGATTGAAAATCAAAGAATTAAGAAAGCGGTTGGTTCTGCTGCTACCAGTGAATTCAATTTCAACGAAATGCGTGCATTCCCAGTTAAACTGGCGGCACCTTTTGATGGTTACTATGATAGTGACGGTAGACTGCAAGGAACTACAAGTTTCCAAATTAAAGATTTGGACAATGTAAACGTATATCCATACACAGCATATAACCTTATTATAAGTTTAGATGGTGTTCTACAAGAACCAGGAATATCCTATACTATTTCTGGTGATCGTATTATCTTTAGTCAGCCACCTCTGGGTCCAAACCAAAAACAAACTGGCAATGCCCAGAGTGATGTTACCGAGTATAAGGGAGTAACATTCTACGGTAAGTATGTTGCATTTAAGAGAAACGAATATAACGATATTCACTTCAGAAAAGTAAGAAACATCTTCCAGCGTAATGGTAGATGGATTGATGCTGCAAATCAAATTGAAAGAAATACAGAATTTATTATTGAAGAAACTATTGGTTGGGCAAAAGCAACATATCCAAATCTAGATTGGAGCACCAAACAAGATGATTATGAAAGAAACATTAGATCTATTGTAGAAGCATACGATCATGATGTCAGATTTGGTGGTAATGTAAAAACAATCAACTATGTTGAAATTTTCAATACCGACGATGAGTTCCTGTATATTCAAAACAATAGAACAGAAAGCACAGCAATCTTTGATTATGCTTCTAGATTAGCAAAACTTGCTATTAGAAACTGGGATTGGACTGACATTGGTGTAAACTACATTCAAGGATCTTCTGTTATCACTCTAACCGATACTGCAAACGTTGCTGTTGGCATGTATGTCAGTTCTGGTAGAGCATTCCATGCTGATACTAAGATTGTATCTATCGACAGTGACACTCAAGTAACTGTTAATAGAGCAGCGTTGGCAAACTCTGGTGGTGGCGGTGGTGCTCCTCAAGGAACCACTTTACTAAGTGGCACAGCAACTACTGGTTCTTTTGCCACTTCTACTGGTGTAGTTGCTCCTGGTAATACTTACAGTGTTCCACCTGGCATTACGGTTACTGCTCCAATTTCGTTCTCTGGTACAGACCAAGCAACATTCTCACTCAGTGGTATCAACAACGGAACATTCTATGATGCTGGTAATCTAATCGCAGCAAACAAAGCATATATCCAAGAAGAAACTATCGGATGGGCGCAAGCAAATTATCCTGGTGTTAATTGGAATGCAAAAGGTGCTAAGTGTGAGCGTGATCTAGGTTTCTTGGTTGATGCTTTTGTTTATCATCTTAAGTTTGGTGGTAACCAAAAAGTTGTAGAGTTTGGACAACTCTACTACGAGAAAGCAAAGTATCCATATTCCGAAAATCTACTCTCTATCAACAATGAGTTGACTGAAAGTCTTGCAGCGTTTGAATATGCAAAGGATCTTATGATCTTAGCAATGAGAAACACTCTTGCTGCTGGAACATACACCTCAATTACTCCTGTAGTTGATAATACAATTCTTGTAGATAGTCAAGTTCCATATTGTGCTGAAGTAGAAAGCGCACTAGACACATACTATGGTATTGTTGATACCATCTTGTCCGAGGGAAGAGGTCTAGTAACTATTACACCTCAAAATCCAAACAGAGCAGGTAACTGGTCCAGAACTCTTACATATTCCAATTACAATATTATTGAAGATCCTCTTCTACTTGCACAAGAGTGTGATGATGTAATTTCTTCTGTAGATTCTCTGTCTGCAAATATCTCCTCTATTCTAGCACAACAATCGGTAACTCAAGCATTACCAGATTTTATTGATGGTGAGACAAAAGAGTTTGAACTATATTGGGATAACAATGATCCTGTAAACACACAAGAAGATGAAGATCTATTTGTAACACTTAACGCTGTACTACAGAGACCAAAATATACAGAAGACTATCCTGGAGAAGACGCATACTTTATTGACAGATCTGTAATTCCTAATAAAATTAAATTTGATGTAGCACCTATTTGGGATCAAGATCTGGGTGCCAAGACAATTGGTGAACCAACTGCAATGGAGAAAATCTCCATGATCGGTGTTGGTAACTATAAGAGACTTACTGTTGACTATCAACTAGTTGATGGCGTTAAGTCTGGTCCTTTCCTAATTCTAGATGTAGAAGATTATAAAGTACAATCTATTGATGCAAAAGACAATCTATATGTCTTCCTAGATGGTGTTCTTCAAAGAGAAGGATATAGTTATTCAGTTGCTGGTCCGAATATCTATTTCACTGTTCCTATTCAGAAGGAAGTTAAGATTGATATGCGCTACCTATATGGTAGAGATGTTGGTCAGATCCTAAACCTATATGATTATTCTCCAGACACATACTATGCTAGAGGTGTGTTCACGATTAATGATATTGATACATCTGTACTAGACAATTATACCAAGTATCAGTGGATGGGTGATAAGATTGGTTTCCCAATCCAAGTATGGCAAATTCAACCAACTGGTCTTAAGACTATGATTGGTGAAGTGTCCAATTACTATTTTGATGGTACAGATGTTACTTGGGACCTTAAAACGCAAAACGCAGTAGTTGATACATCCCTTGATATTGTATTTGCTGTGGCAGGTGCATATGATAGAACTTACACTATTCCTTCTAGCGCATTTAGCAATGCATCTATTGTATATGAAACTGATGATGCTGGAAGAAAACTTCTAAGAGATGACAACGCTAAGTGGTTTGGAACTGTTCTTAGAAAATCTTACAGAAATCCATTCGTTTATCTATCCAATGGTGATAAGATCCGTGTAGAAGGTGAGAATGAATTTAGAAGCATTAAACAACTTCCAGAACAAGCAACTTCCAAAGAAGGCAGAGACAATACTCCACTTAGCAATGAAATCTATGGTGCTGTAAACATTGAAAGTTACACAGGTGTTACTCGTGGTGAAGGTCTTAGTGTAATTGCTAATGTAGAGAATGGTGTTGTTGTTTCTTTGACATGGAACCAACGTAGTTTTGATCCTATCACACAACCAACTGCATATGGTTATTTTACACCACCAGTTCTTAAATTCATTCCTGGAAATGGACAGGGTGGTGGCGCTAAAGCACATGTTCTAGTTGAACCTCTAAGAGGTCAAGTTCTTAGCGTTGACCTGATTGATGGCGGTTCTGGTTACACTGAAGCACCACTAGTTGTTGTTTCTAGAAGATTTGATATTCTCCAAGAAAGAGATATCGGTGTATCTCTAGTCAATATCGGTATTAATACCAATATTACTGGATTTGGTATGAATGGTGTTTCCACCATTGATACTATTAGTGATGCTGGTATCAATGCTATCGATAGTATCTCTAGTGTTACATTTGGTGCAATCACTGATGCCAATATCACAATCAATAGACAACTAACTCCAGATGAAATCGAAGTATTCTCTATTGGTGGAACTCTTGATCCTAAGAGAGATTATATACAAATCTTCAGTGAAACAGGAACTTCTGCTGATGAAGTACAAGTTATTGATGTATTCTATGATGCTACTGAAGTAACTTCTGGAGTACAGTCTGTACAGACTTTCAACTCTGTTTCTACTGTAAGTAGAGTAATCACTCAGATTGAACAAATTGAAATTCCTAACACTGCAATCAGTAACGTCAACTTCTTTGAGGTTGGTGCATATCTACAGGTTGACCTCGATCCTACTGATAACGTTGTTTACATTGCTGATACTGCTAAGTTCAAGGCAATGGGTCAACTTCTCATTGGTAATGAGATGGTTGAGTACGCCCGTAAGATCAATGATCGTTTCCTCAACGTAACTAGAGGAAGAAAGGGAACAACCGCACAGTTCTGGGCAGCAGGAACGTTCCTGAGACAAATTCCAGAGGTTGTATCTGTTGCATCCGTTGGTATTGTTACAATCGAAAGCGAAAGCGATGTCACTATGGTTAGTGCATCTGCTGCAGCAGGTGGATTTGAAAGAAAAGTACAGAGACAGGTTGCTGCCCCTGCAGACTTCTCCATCAATGTTGTAACACCTGAAATGCTAATTACTCCTCCACCAGGAGGTGTGATTGATGGTTATCAAGAGACTGCTTTCCTATCAGATCCTCTAATTCAGAGAAATGGCAATGCTGTTGACCTTATTGATGTTGATGGTCAATATACTGTAGTTAAGAGAGACACAACTGAAGTTGAAATATTCAACAGTTTGTTCCGCGCAACTTCAGAGTATGTTGGTAATTATACCAGAACAAATGCTGGTCACACAATCAGTATGTTTGACGGCATCTTCGATCCTGGATTTGCAAATGTATCTGGATATACACTTTCGGATATTGATTTTTACTTCCCAACATTGAGGATTTCTGACTTTGCAGAAAGAGGAAATTCTAGTTATACACAATCTGGTCTCTACTTCAACTATGCTCCACCTTCTATCCAGAACCCAGTTACAACAACGATTACTACGGGAACAGTTCCATCTACACTAATTGTACAGGATACCACACACTTCCCATCTGAAGGGTATTTGTTCACCAGTAGCGGATCCGTTATCCAATATACTGGTAAACAACCAGCTGCATTCACTGGTTGTACACTGTTTAGAGGACCAGATGCGGTTGCAAATGGTGATGATGTCATCCCGTTCACAATCATCTAAATATTGCTATAAATATAAATAACTCAGGCACAAACATAACGTCGGATAAAGAAACCCATGGCTGCTATTATTTCTGATAAGTTTCGTATTTTTAACGCGAAACAATTCCTAGAATCCCTGACAGAGGGATCTTCCGCGACTGATCCAAATCGTACTAAGATGTATTTCTTTGTAGGTCGTCCGCAACCATGGAAGGCATACCTAGAAACTTATTCCAGAGGAACTGGTACATTCTCGGTAGGCGATGAAGTTTATGAGGGTACATACCCTGGAACCTTCCGTGCTACTATTGCTGCAGTTTATGATAGTGCCCTGATCCTGACCGACGTATTTGGCAGCAATGGTATTAATTCCGCTCCTAGTGCTGGTGCTTCTCTAGCAGTCCGCACTGGTGGAGATGGAACTGCTGGATCTGGTTCCGACGTTACAGACGCTACTGCTAAAGCAGGTGTCTATCGTTATGCTGACGAAAACGTTCCTCCCCTACCTCTAGACAACCAAAGAGAGAAGAGAAACCTATATGATGAACTAATTGCTGCTAAGCGTATTTCTGATGCTTTTGCAAGAACAGTTATCAGACGTTACAACTGGGATACCAATGTCAACCCTAAGTTTGACATGTGGAAGCCTGATTACTCTGCTACCCCTGGTGGTGGCGGTCAAGTAGGTAAAGCAGGTGTTACTGGTGCTACCAGCATTGCCGATGCTAAGTTCTACGTAATGAACTCTCAGTACGAAGTATTCAAGTGCATCTTCAACGGAGAGAAGACTGGCGCATCCCCCGTAGTTCCCGATGCTCTAGAAGAACCAGTCGTAGGTGGAGCAAACTACGATGCTTCAACTGGTCTTTACACCGAGACCACAAACACTGCTGGTCAGAACTATGTTTGGAAGTACATGTACACCATCCCAACCGATGATGTTCTGAAGTTCCTTTCTTCTGACTTCATGCCAATCGTTCTTCCTGCTAATGCTTCTCGTGTTGCTACCGAATCTCTAGCAGTTAATGGTGCTATTGATGCATGTATCATTGAAGATCCTGGTGCTCTTCTTCCTGCTTCCCAAACCTTCTTTACTGAAGTCAAGGGTGATGGATCTGGTGCTATCGTAGAAATCAGCACTATTGGTGGCGGTATTATTAACTCTGCTAGAATGGTAGAGCGTGGATCTGGTTACACTTATGGTAACGTTCTACTATCCAATGGCAACCTCTTCGGTACAAACACGAATGGTGTTCTAACCAACCCCGTAACAACCCCTGGAACATGGGAAGGAGCTGGTGCTATTGAGGTTATCCTGCCACCTGCAGGTGGTCATGGTTCCGACATGGAAGAGGAACTGAACGGTAAGCGCGTAATGACCAACATTCGCCTAACCTATGCTGAGGGTGGTGGTGACTTCCCAGTAGACAATGACTTCCGTCGTATTGGCATCATTGCCGACCCACTTCTTACTGATGGTCCTGGCAACGTTGCAATTGAAGATACTCTATCTGGTCTAAAGGCACTTAAGGTCACTCTATCTGGTGGTTCTGCAGACTTCTCTGTTGACGAGACCATCGTTCAGACCGTTCCTGGTGGCACTGCAAAGGGTACAGTAGTTTCTTGGACACTTGATAGTGGTTCGACAACCAATGGTATTCTCAAGTACATCCAAACAACTGATGCACACACCGATCAGGGTGTAGTCAGAGACTTTAATCAAGCATCTGGTGCAGTCACTGGAGAATCTTCTTCTGCTTCTGCAAGCATTGCTAACTTCACTGGTAGTGGTGGAGGTTCCGATTTCACAAATGGTATTGCACCTTCTGAAATTCTGAACAACTCTGGCGAGGTTATCTACGTTGAGAACCGTCGTCTAATCACCCGTGCTCCTGACCAGATTGAAGACATCAAACTAGTAATCGAATTCTGATGTGAAAGAGAGATTAAGTCCCCCCAGAGATGGGGGGATTTTTTTTATCTCTACTAAATACTAGAGACTAGATACTAGCGATTTGGCGGAAAACAATGCCACAGAAGACTAACCTAAATGTAAATCCTTATTATGAGGACTTTGACGCGAGTAAGAATTTCTATAAGATTCTATTCCGTCCTGGATACTCTATTCAAGGTAGGGAATTAACCCAAGTTCAATCCATTCTCCAAAACCAAATTGAGAGTTTTGGTAGATATGCTTTCAAGCAGGGAGAACAGGTAATTCCTGGTGAGGTAGGTCTTAATACAAAACTAGACTATGTTAAGTTGTCTTCTGTTTCTGAGGTTGCTATTTCAGAAGGAAATGAAATTGTCTATAAGAAATATGACATTTCACAACTTGTTGGACAACAACTTCTAGGTCTAACTTCTGGTGTTGTTGGCACTGTTTTGTCAACAAAACTAGCGACAGAGAGCACAGCAGATACTCTATTCGTTAGTTACATTAACAGTGGTAATTCTAACACTGAACCTACTTTCCGTCAAGGCGAAACTCTAGAGGTTGTTGATGGTGTCAACACACCACTTCTAGTTGTTGGTACTGATGGTAGTGTTCTGCCAACTAGTATTCAGATAACCAATCCAGATACTGGAGAAGTCACTTCTCTAGAAAGTCCTGCAATGGGATTTGGTTCTGCTGTTAAAGTACAAGAAGGTATCTATTTTGTTAACGGTTATTTTGTCCGTAATGATGAGCAACTTCTTGTCATTGAAGAGTATTACGATAAACCATCCGCGAAAGTAGGATTTACAATTAAAGAGGATATTGTAACACCAGAAGCAGATGCGTCTCTATATGATAATGCTATTGGTTCTTCTAATTACACTGCACCTGGAGCACACAGACTAAGAATTGGTCTAGAAATTAGAGAGTTTGCTCTGGATGCGATTACTGATAAGAATTTTATTCAACTTCTCACAGTTAAGAGAGGTATTGTACAAAGAAAAGTTAGTCCAACAGACTTTAGTGTTCTAGAGCAAACTCTTGCTCGCAGAACATTTGATGAGAGTGGTGACTACGTTGTCGATAACTTCGACATCGACATGCGCGAATGGGCACAAAAAGATGGCAACAGAGGCATTTACGGTGCTGATGAGTTTGGTCGTTACAATGGATATGATGCTGGAGAAGCTTCCAGAAAGATGGTTGCTAGCATTGGTCCTGGTAAAGCATACATCAAAGGATACGAGATCGTCAACAAAGAGACTAAGTATCTTGAGATCAATAAAGCAAGGGAAAGCACATCTTCTGATAACGTAACGCTGAAGTCCAGAGGTCTACCTACTCTGTCTGTTACTAATGTGTATGGTAGCGTTCCTCTTAATAAGGAAGGTTCGGATCTTACAGCGTACCCAGATATCTTCCTATATGGATCATTCTCAGATGGATCGATTGGAACTAATGGAACGGAAGGATCTACAGATCATAGACAAACTATTGCAAGGCGTGGTCTGACATTTACAGCAAATGATGCTATCAAGACAGTTACTCTTAGGATTACTGGAACTAATGGTCAACCAACTCTAGGTGCTATCACTGACGCTAATTTTGAAACAACATATGCTAATGTTTACTATGTAAAAGCAAGAAGTGCAGAAGGAACTGCAACTGATATTGGAGTTGCAAAAACTCTTTCTTTTGCTACCATCAACAGACCAGAACTCGACACAAACGAAAATGCTCAGTTTCTTGAGTTGACTTTGTTTGGAAACAAGAAAGATCTAGAAGAACTACTGATTGAGCATAATGATGGTGATGCAGAGAAACTAACAAAACTGTATCTCACTGAAGCAGATGCAGAATCTGCCAATGCTGATACCGTATACTGGGGAGAGATCAGGGACTATAGTGATTGCATTACACCTGTAATTGGTAAGGTAAAACCAAACAACTTCTTCCTACAAAAGCGTGGCGAGGGTTTTAACTCTGATAGTGACATCGTTCTATCTAGAGGTCGTCTTGCAGGTGGTACTGCTAGTTACAACAGTATCTTTGGATTGTCTTATTTTGATCCTCAGTTCTTTACCAGAATTCTTCTAGAAACCGTTCCTTCTGGGTTTGATGAAGGTAAATATGTATTTGGTCTAGAAAGTGGCGCATACGGTGTTGTAGAAGGTCCTGCTTCTGGTGTTTATTCTACAGGAAGGTTACTATTTGTCAAGACACTTACAGGCAACTTTAAGTCTGGTGAAACTGTCAGAGATGAAGATGGCAATACAGTAAGAATTGCTAAAAACAATACACTGTCCCATTTTGTTGTAACAAAGAGAGGAAGTGGTTACACGGCAACTGATGCAAAAGTTCAACTCAATGGTGTTACTTACGATAGCTCCAAGTTTACAGTAACTGTTTTTGGTGGTAAGGTTACTAAAATTGAAATTGCTAACCAAGCATTTGCACGTAATCTTGAGTTTGTTCAACCACCAGTAGTTACAGCTATTGGAACTGCAGATAGTGGTGGAGTTGCTATTGTTCGTCCTGTCCTAGTAAGAAATGCAGTAACTACCTTCACTCCACAAAATATTAAATCTGTTGCTGGAACTTATGGTTCTGGTGGAACTAATAGTTTTAGTGCTGATCTAGTAGTTGATGATCAGACTTACTCTTCTATTACATCTGTAACCGACTTTACTTTCTTTGGTAAGAAAGGAACAATGTATGTAGAATCCACCAGTTTTAGTGCTGATGCTTCTGCTTTGGTTCAGCAAGGAGATCTTATTCAGTTCTCTGATGCTGATAACAATTTGGTTCGTGCTATTGTACAATATGCAACTCAAGCTGGAGGTGCATCTAAGACTAGAATTTATCTAGACACTGCACTTCCTGGAGATGTAACCAACACAAGTATTGTGCGTTTGCGTCCGAAAGCAACTAACACAACTTCTGGTACACTGCTATTCCCAACTGGCAGTAAACAAGTAGAACAAATTTCTGTTGGTGGAGATGATACTAAGATTAAGTATTACTTCCGTAGAGATTTTGTCACAACTGCTGCATCTGGTGATGGTGTCATCACTTTTGCTGCTCAACTACCATTTGGTACACAAAGATTTACAGCATTCACAGAAGAAAACTACCTTATCACAGTTCTAGACCCAGGTGATGCACCTGATATTGTAAAAGGTGATATTGTATACATTCCAGCAGATTCGGTATCAATTGCTTCTTCTACTGATACTGCAAGTGGTCTAACTTCTGGTTCTATCAGTCTAGAAATTCCTAGTGGATATTTTGGAACTATTCCTAGCAATGGAACGTTCCCTAAACTTAAGTTGACTGCAACCTTGGAAGTTTCTAATGCGAAACCAAGACTTAAGACTGCTATTAGAAATAAGAGAATTATTGTTACTGCATCTGGTGACCGTGTTATTCCTTTGAGAGGTAATGACTATGACAGTGAAGTCATCGAACTAGTTTCTTACTCTGATGTATTCAAACTAAGATATGTTTATGAGGGTACACCATCTCAACCACCTGAAGTTGATACAGCTGGTAACCTAGTATCTGGTACAGACGTTACTTCACGTTATACATTTGATGATGGTCAAAGAGACACAGTATATGACGTTTCTAGACTAGTTCTCAAACCAGGATTTGAGGCAGCAGGTGGACAACTAGTTATTGCATTTGACTATTTTGTACATTCTCAGGGTGATTTTGTCACCATCGATAGTTATTTACATGAGGCAGGTGTTCCTGAGGATGAAATTCCATCCTTTAATTCTCCTGTACTAGGAAATATCGAACTCAAGAATGTAATTGACTTCCGTCCAAAAGTTGATGCTAATGCTATCATCCCAGGTTATCTCGACAAGTCAATTCTAGAAGTCACTGAAGGATCTTTTGCTGGTGCTGGTGCAGTTATTTCCAGTAGTCCTGCTCCCGATAAAAATCTAGAGTATACATTCTCTTTCAGTCAAGTCCAATACCTAGATCGTATTGATGGCATCTTCCTTAATAAGAAAGGTGAGTTCCTTGTTAAGGAAGGCAACTCTTCACTGAACCCAACCAAACCAGATCCCATTGAGGACGCTGTTGCTCTCTTCTATGCATACATTCCAGCATATACTAGAACCAGCAAAGATGTGAGAATTACTCCAGTTGATAACCGTCGTTACACAATGCGTGACATCGGTAAACTAGAGAAGCGTATTGAACGCCTTGAGTATTATACCACTCTTAGCATCCTAGAGCAACAAGCTCTGAACATGCAAGTTAAAGATAGTGTAGGTCTGGATAGATTTAAGTCTGGTTTCTTTGTCGATAACTTTGAAACACATAGAGGAAATCTAACTTCACTGGATCATCGTTGTGCTATCGATCCTCAACAGTCTGTTCTACGTCCTCAATCTAAAGAAGATAACATCAAACTAAAAGAAGTAAATGTTCGTGAAGATCAAAGATCTGTTTCTGGATATAAGAAAACTGGAGATATTATAACTCTACCATATACAAATCTATCTCTTCTTGGTAACAGTTTTGCTTCCACCAAAGTTAATCCAAATCCATTTGTTGTTCTACAATATGTTGGTGATGGTGAACTGTCTCCATCAATTGATCAATGGTACGATCAGACTGAAGAACCACTAGTCGTAGATACAAATACAAGTCTTTTCAATATCTTCTTGGCAAAAGAAGACATTAAAGAAGCATTTGCGAGTATTCATAATTCGTTTGTTGTAAACTGGGTTGGTGCATCACCAGCATTCACTTCTATCAATTCTCTTGGAGAAGTTAACACTCAACAATCTGGTGCTACTGTCGAAATGGCATCGGTATCTAGTTCTTCTAATATTAGTCCTCAAAACAATGAGGTTGGTAAAGGTGTCAAGTCTAAGACCGTAAGAGGAAATATTGTTTCTAATTCACTATCATTCTTTGCTAGATCTACGGCAGTTAAGTATGTGATTAGAAGAATGAAACCAAACACGAGAATGTATGTTTTCCTAGAAGGAAGAGATGTTTCTCGTTGGGTCAATCCAGACTTGAGATTTACTGGTATTGCTGGTAACTCTCTATCTGCATTTAATGGAACAATTACAACTGATGAATATGGTAATGCATCTGGTCTAATCATTCTCCCTGCAGGAAAACCACCACTAGAGAATGCAACTTGGACTGGAGATGTTGATACTGTTGATTATGATAGTTCTGCAGATGAAGTATCAATTACTTCGGGAACTCTAACTTTCAGATTTACTTCTAGTTCTACCAATGCACCTAAAGCAGAAGTAGATAGTTATACTGAAGTCAAGTATTATGCTACTGGTATTCTACCCGAGAACCCAGGCAGCATTGTATCGACAAAACCATCTTACTTCAAATCGAATGAAGGTGTTCAGTTGATCGAGAGCAATACTGACAATCCTGTAAGACCCAATCCACTAGCACAGACCTTTAAAGTTGAAAATCTAGATGGTGGGTGTTTTGTCACTGGTGTAGATCTCTTCTTCAGTAAGAAGAGTACAAATGTACCAATTAAGACTTATATTACTAATGTAGATGCAGAGAAACCAGGCAAGAATGTTGTTCCTGGTTCTGAAAAAGTTTTGCCACCAAATACATTCTTGAAGTGTTATGCTAACGGCGATGTCTCTGTTTACAAAGGAGACGTTGTAACAGGCAATTCTTCTGCTGCATCTGGTCCTATTCTAAAGATCTTTGATAAAAACAATGTAGAGCTAGTCGCAACTGCATCTGGTAAGTATAGTCTAACTAATGAACAGGTTTACACTGTAGTTCTTAGCAACCACAATGGCAAATCTTTTGTTCAGAATGAAGATCTAAGTATTCCTTCAGTAACACAAGCTAATAACCTCAATGGAACACAACTCAAACTTACCATTGCAAAAGACAGTGGAAAAGTTTCTGCCTTGAGAGTTACAAATCCTGGTCTAAACTATGATAGCGCAATCCTAACAATCGAAAGTCCACAACTTCCTGGTGGTTCTACTGCTACCGCAAGAATTGATGTTTCTGGTGGTAAAGTTTACAACGCAGAAGTTTCTCTAAATGGTTTTGGATATACCGAAGCACCTTCTGTTGTTGTTAAGGGTGTTGGCAATGGCGCTGGCGGATGCACCATTCAAACTTTCATCGAAATTGATACACCTGCAGTTAGAATGGGTGTTGCAACTGACCAAGAAGGAACAACAGAATCTACCACACCAACATACTTTGCGTTTGAGCATCCTGTATATCTACAGAATGATACAGAGTATGCTCTGGTTGTAGAAACAGATTCTACTGATTATCAAATGTGGACATCGAAACTTGGAGAAACTGATGTTTCTACCAGCACTGTTATTACAACACAACCTTCTCTAGGATCTGTTTATAAGTCTCAGAATACAGAGAGTTGGACTGAGGATATCTTTGAAGATCTTAAGTTTACTCTATACCGTGCAGAGTTTGATATTAGCAGACCTGCAACTCTAGAACTTAAGAACGAAAATCTAGGTTACGAACTCTTGCAAGAAAACCCAATTGAAACTAGTGCTAGTGCTAATACTAATGCTACTTCCCTACTCTTTAAGAATAATAACAGAGTTCTAAAAATTTCTCATAGAGATCATGGATTTGAAGATAGCGGCAAGTCCTACGTTTTCTTCAGATCTGTTCTAGAAACTGGTGGTATTACAGCGGATATTCTAAATAGCGAACTATTTGCAGTTAGCAATGCTGGTGTGGATAGTTACAATATTACTTCTGCTACCAGAGCTTCTAGTAGTTCTGTTGGTGGTGGAGTACAAGCGTATGCAACCCACAACAGAAAGTTTGAAGTTCTATATCCACAGGTTAATTACCTATCGTTTACAGGAACTAAACTAGAAAATACAGTAAGAACAACCAACGTTATTCCTGTAGATTCTAGAACAACAAACTATGTCTCATATTCCCAGTCTGATTACGAGAAGACGTTCCTGAATGAACCACACTTCTTCACTAACCAGAAGATGATTGCTTCTCAGATTAACGAAACCCTCAATAATCTGTCTAGTTCTTTGACTTACAAGATGGTTCTCTCGTCTACTAAGTCTCATCTATCACCTCTTGTAGATCTTTCCAGTGCGTCTGTTAAGACATCTTCCAGTAGAGTAGAAAATGCTTCTGGTCAGGAAGGTAGATATGGTAGAAAAGATCAAATTATTAAGTTCTTCCCTGTATATCAATTCCAATTGGCAGGCAACGGAGGAACTGAAATTCAAGAAAATCAAATCATCAAAGGTGTTACAACTAAAGCAACTGGTATTGTTGCAAGAGTGAATGGTTCTGTTGTTTATGTTAGAGTAAAAACCGCTCAATTCTTCCAAAAAGGAGAAACTGTAGAACTAGGAAATCAATTATCTTTGACTGGAGTTACTGTGGATTCTAATCCAACAGAATTGTTCTTTGACATTGCGGATGGCGCTACTATTGTAGCACGTAATCCAAACGTACTTGCACAAACTTATGATAATGTTATTACAGGTAAAGCAGTCTTGTGGAATAACAAGTCTCAAGAGTTGACACTAAGAACAGATGTTCAACCAATCAACGACGATTTCACTTCTAGAATTATTGATAATGCTGCATTCACCAGAAATGCTACTACAAATGAGCAGTCTGCAGATATCTTCCGTGTAGGAGATATTATTAAATATCCAACACAACCTGATGAGGAAGATAATTATCTGGAAATTGGAACTATTACATATACCAATGGTATTGACTTTGTTGCAGAGGATACATCTAAGAATAGTTCTTCTATTGCTAAGTATGTTACCAAAGAGATTGGAATTAGCAACCCAGCTACATCTATTGATGTAAGACTAACTGCTAATGTCAAGGACATCACTAATGTAAAAGTTCTCTATAAGATTAAGAAGTCTTCTAGTCAGGAAAACTTTGAAGATATTGAGTGGGAGTATTTCAATGGCGATGGTTCCCCAAGTGTTTTTGAAATTGCTAGCAGCGAGAACAGTATTTCCAGTGCTGTTGAGAAACAATCTTCTTACCAAGAATTGCAATACAGTGTAGATTCTCTACCCGAATTCTCTTCGTTTGCTGTCAAGATTGTCATGAATACTGTGGATCCTGCATTCGCTCCTAAAATTCAAGACATTCGCGCTGTTGCTTCTTTCTAATTTCCGCGTATGGATTTCCTCAAGGTTGAAGGTCACGATGGTCTTGTACGAGACCAAAACACAGGTGCCATCATCAATCGAGACGATTCTGCTATAGCTGCTAGGCGTAAATCCAAGCAGCTAAGTTCCGCGTTAGATGACATAAATATGTTGAAGAATGAACTCTCTGAGATTAAATCCCTACTGCGAGAAGTAATCAAAAATGCCAGCAATTAATGTAGCACGTACTGACACCTTTGAACAACAAAGGGTCAAGATTAATGAGATAGGAACTCAACTTTTTAGTATCTCTGCTGGTGGATCAGATCTCTCAGCAGGTAATATTAAACTAGGTGACGGTACTAGATCTGCACCATCTCTTGCTTTTGTAAGCGACAGTCAACTCGGTTTATACAAAGCAGACAATAATACACTTGGATTTGTTTCTAACACCAAGAAACTAATCGACTTCAATGATATTAATACGAAGACATATAAAGATTTTGTCTTTCAAAAGAAAATTCTCCTTACTGATGGTGTTACTATTACCAGCACTGGTAGTGGATATGATGAAGGTACATATGAACTAACACCTTTGGTTGGTGGTACTGGTGACGGTGGTATTGCAACACTAATCGTTGAAGGATTTGCTGGCAATATTCTAAACAATGGTGCAAACTATAACCCAGGTCAATTTACAGGTATTGACTTGATTGGTGGCAGTGGCACTGGTGCATCTTGTGAATTTGTCGTTGAAGAACTAGAGGGTGGTATTACTAATGCTGGTAGTGGTTATCCACCTGGAGCATACCTAGATATCCCAACAACCAGTTCTGGATCTGGTACAGGAGCAACTCTCGACCTAACAGTAACTGGTGATACATCTCTAACTTTAAGCATTAATAATTCTGGTACTGGTGGAAGTCAAGGTTCTTATCCTTCTGTAGATGTCTACAACGTTCCACGTCAAACCTATATTGTTACCGTAAATGGAGATGGAGGCGCAATTCCATACGAATATGTAATTGATGGTGTTACTAGACCCACATTTACATTTGAAAGAGGAAACACATACAGATTTGATGTATCGGATCCTAGTGTTATTAGTCACCCCATGTTCTTCCATGGTGCAGGTGATCCACTAAACCAACTTCCCGATCAATTCACCCAAGTAGTATTCGGATCCGAGGGTACTGCTGGAGCATTTTATGATCTAGTTGTCCATCCAGACGCACCTAACGCTGTTGGTTATGGTTGCGTAAACCATGGAGGTATGGGACAGGCAACTAATGCGGTTATCACTGGTGCAGAAACAACTTCTGGTAGAGGTGCAACAGCAACTGTTGATGTTGATGCTAGCGGAAACGTATCATCAGTTACTATTACTAATGCTGGTACTGGATATAACGCTGGCGACCAAATTCAATTTATTCCTGTACAAATCGGTAATACAACTGGAGTTGTAGTTAATATTACCGCAGTATCTTATGTCAGTAGTGTTACTGCTGCGTTTGTTAATCAGCAAGGTCAAAATTACGTATCGGGAGAAGTTCTATCCGTAAGTAACGCTAATATTGGTGGCGTTGGTTCTGGATTTGAATTTACTGTCACATCTGATCCTGGTGTTATTTCCGATTTTGATTTAACTACTTTTGGATCTGGTTATCAAGTAGGTGATACTTTAGGTCTTCCACAGGGTGTTAGTGGTATTACAACCGTCCTTCCTGGTACTATCACTGGTGTAACCACAACTCTGACTGCTGGTGTATCCCAGATTACGGTTGCTGATACTAGCAATCTTGCTGTTGGTATGAATATTTTCAACGGTCAAGGTGACGTTGGATTTGTTGCACAGGGTGCTGTAATTCAAAGTATTGACAGTGGAACTACTCTAACCATGTCTTTCCCTGCTGACGCCTCTGGTGCAGCAAGTTTGACATTTACATCACCAAACACACAACAGATTAATGTTACTTCTGTTCTTGGTATTGCTGTTGGTGATGGTGTTACACAAACAGCAGGTTCTGGTGTTCTTTCTCCTGGTACAACAGTACAGGCAATTGATGGACTAGCAAGTCCACCTGTAATTACACTTAGCTCACCACCAACATCTCCTGGTTCTGCAACTCTAACTTTTGCTCCAACTTTTGGACTTGGAACTACATCATTTAGTTTCCAGATTACAGCACTAGGAACTGTTGGTGACGTAACAATCACTGACGGTGGTAATGGTTACTCTGTTGGTGATACTCTAACTGCTGTTGCAACCAATCTAATTCAACCAATTGATAGAGTTGTCAAGTGGTATCCAATTCAGACACTAACATTTACAACAAATGTAGCAGATGGTGCTATTTCTGTTGGAGATACTATCAAGCAAAGAGATGGTGGTGTTGGTAACGTTGGATTTAGTTCTGGTACTAGTATTCTTGCTGAGGCAAACGCAACATATACTGGAGTTGCTGCATCTGGTAGCACTGGTACTGGTCTTACTCTAACCGTATTCAGAGGAGGAGATGGTGCTCCATCTGCTTTTGTTGACAACGGTGGTTTTGGATATACAGATGGAGACACAGTTACTGTTGCTGGTAATCTAGTTGGCGGTACTTCTCCTGCTGATGATATTGAATTCACTATTCAGGGTGTTACCACATTTACCACTTATTACGTTGCAGCAAAAAATGTATCTGGTGGAAATATTCAATCTCTTGTTGTTTATGATCTAGATTCTGGTGCTGATACTGATTTCAGTGATGGATCTACTGTTATCATTAATGGAGCTACTTCTCCTTCTTATGTTATCAATACCGCATCTCCAGTAGGTAATGAAACTAAAATCTTTATTGATGGCGTAATTACACCAGATCTAAGTTTCTTTGTTGGAAACACGTATAAGTTTGATATTTCAGATTCATCTAACGGTTCTTATAATTTTGGACTATCTAGATTTGAAGGTGGTGACAAAGCACCATCTTCTTTCTCTGGATATGCAGTAACTCTATCAGAGACTTCTCTAGTTGTTGCATTGAGTAGTACAATTGGACTGCTACCAGGAATGCTAGTAACTTCCTCTGGTGCTGGTAGTGTTACTACTGGAACAAAGATTGCTAGTGTTGATGGTCCATCTCAGATTACACTAGATACACTTCCAAATGGTGCTGGTGCATCTATCCTGGCATTCACAGGTGCCGAGTATACCGAAGGCGTAACCAGAACTGCTACTGATATAACAATCAAGGTAACTTCCGACACTCCAACTCTATACTACTATGACATTGGAGATGGTGCTGAAACCGAAGCTGGCAAACTATTTGGTGTTGCAAAAACCATCACCATGGATCCAAACAATCCAAGGGTATTTGGATCTGGTTTCTTACTAACTGTTGATGCTGTTGATAGTTCAGATATCATCAAAGGTAGTATTATTTCTGGAGATTTTGCTGCAGAAACATTTACCGCTGCTGCTAGCATCACTTCTCTAGATGCTGATATCACTGGAACACTAACCGCACCTGATATTGATGGCACTGCGCTTGATATTGCAACCATTACTGGTACAGATATTGTAACAACCGCTACAACATATAGTTTCCATTCTCTCCTAAACATTGGAGAACCAAGTCAAACACCAACACTAACTGTTGACAATACTAATGGTGATCTAACTTCACAGGGAACACTGAAATCAATCACTGCCGTTAATGTAAACGATCAACTTGAGATTGTTAATAACGAAGTTAGATCTCTTGCCAATCTTGACCTCGTTCTAAAACCAGTTGGTGGTAGAAAAGCGATGGTCAACACAACCACTGCATTTGGTATTCCTGCTGGTGTAACTGCTGACAGACCACCTCTTTCACAGTTGGTTGATGGTTTGATTAGATTTAACACTGAAACAAATCAATACGAAGGTTACTCGTCTGCATCTAGTGCATGGTCTTCTCTTGGTGGTGTTAGAGATATTGATGGCAACACTTACATTTTGGCAGAAGAAACCACAGGTGCTAATGATAACAAACTGTGGTTCTATAATGATGCGGTTCTCAGTCTAAGAGTAACTAAAGATTGGTTGGAGTTCTTGAATGCAGACGCAATCAGATCTCTAAGCACAACTGCTCCTGCATATACTAATTGGGTCGCAAATGCTCCTGTAATTGCAGGTCAGTATCTCAAGTATCGTTCTGATATTTACCTAGTTACAATTGGTGGTACTACTGCTACTTCTGGTAGCGAACCAAGTGATACTTCTGGTAACCCATTTGTCAATGGTTCTGCTACTCTACAGTGGCATGAAACAGCAGTAAAAGATCTACTGTTCTCTGAGATTGCAGAACTCAAAATTGGTAATACTACAGACACTGTACCACTATCAATTAACGGTGATCTCAAGCTACAAACAAATGTAATTTCTACACAAATTAGTGATCTTCTACTAAAGCCAAATACTGGTAATAAGATTAAGTGTGATGCTGTTACATCTCTTGTAATTCCTGTTGGTAGTGAAAATGACAAAGGATCTGCAGAAACAGGTTCTATTCGTTACAACACAACTAACCAAAACTTTGAAGGTTTCAACGGTGCTCAATGGGGATCCCTAGGTGGCGTCAAAGACGTTGACCAAAACACTTACATTATCCCAGAAACATCTCCTGGTGCTAATGAAAATATTCTATACTTCTATAACGACAACATTAAGACTGTAGAACTAACAACTACAGAATTGAGATTTACTGGTATCAATACCATCACAACACCGTTTGATAATAGTCTTGAAGTTACTGCTAACACATTTACATTAGCACAAAACTCCACAACTATTGATAACACTAATACAGACAGAACTGTACTGAGCACATCAAAACAATATCTTGATCTTGCTCTTTCTACTGGATTGAATGTAGATCCTGTATTGAGACTAGATGATCAGGGTGATGTTTACCTCAACACTGGTTTTGGCACTGGCGTATTTGATGGTGTGAAAATCTTTGATAAAGACCTATCTGCAATTGAAATTTCAAACTACAGGATCACCACAGCAGTAACTCCTCTTATCAAGGGAACAACAAATAGTGGTGCTGCAGTTCTTTACGATCCACTACTTGATAGATCTTCTAGAGTAGAAGTAATTGTCCACAACACATCTTCTGGCGCGAAAGAATTTATTGAATTGTCTGTTATCGATGACGGAACTGATATTTACTTTACAGAGATTGGCACAGTTCAAACTGCTAATTCTCTTGTTGATTATACCCTTGACTTCAACGTTCAGGGAAATGTGAGATTTAATTTCACACTATCGTCTAATGTTACAAACGCACAGAATGTAAATATTACAGTAGTCTCCCGCACAATTAAGAAGTAAAATGGCAAACTTAAAATCTTTTGAATCCCTAGGTGGATTGTCTGTCGATCAGACATCTGTTGTTGACTTCGAGAGAAATCTTCGCAACGTCAACTCACTCGAAGTAAAAAATTCAAACTTCGATAACGCAAGAACGACTAACTATGTTCTTACTGGTACAGATACACTTATTCTATCTCTAAACACCACAGCAGAATCTATTATTCTTAGACAAAATTCTTTGAACTTCATTAACACTTATATCGCTGGTGTGAACTCAACTGGTGCTGGTTTTTTAACTAAAAAATTAGAGAGTGCAATCACTTGCAATTCAGTAGGACTTATACAAGAATTGTCAACCATGGAAACTATCATTAAGGATAGCGTTCCTACTGGAGAAGCGTGGACAGTGGTTCCTTATACTACTGGTGCTGCTTACAGATTTAGTTATAGTGCTAGCAAATCTGGTGTAGGTCCTATTGTTAAATGGTTTGCATACGTCCAAGTCGTCAGTATCGATTGGACCTGAGTGCTAAATAGATAGGAATACAAGGCATGATCAGGCTGTAAGAAATGAGCTTTCAGATTAATTCCGACAGGGAAAAAATTACTGGCAATAAGACTAGTATTTTAGGAAAAAATGAAGTTACTCTTAGATCTGGAAGCGGATCTCAGGAAGTAGAGATCATTCGTGCTCAAATCGATCCAACAACAAATCTTCCCCGTGTTGGTATTAATAGAAGTGGCAACAGAGTTGAAAGTATTACGGTAACAAACGGTGGTTCTGGATACTCTTTGCTGCCAACTGTAACAATTGGACCACCAGATGATCCAACTGGAGATCAAGCATTTGCAAGTGCTAGTATTTTCAATGGTCAAGTTAGCGGTATTCTCGTTAACGATAGTGGTAGTGGATATACAACTCCACCTACTGTAACAATTACTGGTGGTAATGGTGGTGGTGCTACTGCAGAAGCAATTCTTGACACCATTGATTATGAACTTGACATTAATGGTGCTATTAGAACGTCCACGTCTATCATTTCTGATACGGCGAGAATTCTCAACATGGACGTTGATAATTTTATCACGCCTGACCTTGAATTGCGTGGTCCGCAGTTCAAGACTTACATGAACAATACGGGTATTGAACTAACATCTAACCCAACCACTCTAGCAAAAGGTGATTACCGTTATGCTGGTAACAATATCTATGAAGCACTAAATAATGGTACTACTTCTTCATCACTTCCCATCCACACTGATGGAATTGAACTGAATGGTACTGTTAACTTTAAACACATTGGTTTTAGAATTGTAGACCCCAATGGTTACCTCTACAATGAGACTGGTGATGAAGGTGGTGTATTCCCACGTTCTATCACACCCCAACTAGGAGATAGATCTGATAAGATCGCTACTACAGAGTACGTCCTTAACCTAGCAACAAACGACGTTGGTGGTAGAATTTATGTTTCTCAACAGATTGGTAACGATGCTAACGACGGTCGCTCGGCTGTTGCTCCTGTTAGAACCATTAAGAGAGCATGTCAACTAGCATGGGCAACTCCTGGAGTTAAGGAATCTATTATCATTTCTGGTGGTGATTATGTTGAAGATAACCCTATTTCTATTCCACCAGATGCATCCATCGTTGGTGATAACCTCCGTCTGGTAATTATCAGACCAGAAAATCCAGATAAGCACATCTTTAAATTTGGCGATAAGAACTACGTTATTGGTGTTACTTATAGAGATTATATCAACCAGACTACTGGAAGATCAGCGCATACATGGGACTATGCGATGGTCTTTGATGACAAGCAGCGTGTCACATATGACATGACTACTAATGGTGATTTTGGATTTAGTTGGCCAATTGGTCAGCAATATTTTGCTGTACAAAAATTTGAAACTACCTTCACAGGAAACACTGGTATTGCAATTGGTACTAGTTATCCCGCACAATTGACTGCTGGTCAGATTGTTCGTGGTTCTGTCGGTGCATCTCAAGGTATTATTGAAGCGGTTACATTTGATGAAACCGACACTAACGAACCAGACTTTGCTGTTGCTGGTAAAGCAAAATTCATTGTACAAGCAGGTAATTTTACTCAAACCGATCGTTTTAGATATGGTGGTCTAGATCCTGTTACGGGAGATCATATTCCCCTGTATGCAAACAGTACATTTTATCCACTTAATTCATACGTATGGACACCAGAACATACGTATCAAGTTACACAAGCAGGTACATCTCCCGCAACTGGTGCTCCAGTCCACGATCAAGGTGTGGTAACTCTTGGTACAGTTGAACTAACACATATTAGAACAACATATCTGTTTAACTCACAACAGATCCGTTCTACACGTCCAGAAGGTGAGGTTGTATTTGACGATACAGATACCACTACAAAACTCTCTATCGTTCGTCTAGATTTTACTCAACAAGGAACATTTACTGGTGGATTTGGTGGCGATGATGATGTTGGTGGTGTTGTATTCTATACAAACCAACTTCTAGGATTTACTGGTATTCACGATTTCAAAGAAGGCGATGAAATTTTCATCGAAGGAATGCCAACTAATTCTCCAGACCTTTCTTTCTTAAATGGATATCAAAGAATTTACAAGGTTATAGAAGATGCAGACGGTCGTTCCAGAAGATTTGTTCTTCCCAAGAAAGTCTCTGCATCACTAGGACTTAATGGAAATGATAACTTCCAACCTGGATCAAATGCTAAGGTTTCTTATGCATCACATTCGGTAACGTTCTCTCTACTTAACTCTCCAAACAAATTTGAGGCAACACCTCCTGTTGCAAGAAGGTTCCAAGATGCTTGCCTACAAATTAGAAACAACATCGACTACATTGCCGATGAAGTTCTAGGAAAAGTAAATGCAGAATTTGCTAAGTTCTACTACTCCGTTTACGATGTAACTAACGTAGGTTTAAATACAACCTTTAAGATTTTCCTTGGTGGTAGCACTTATTCCCATACTTATATTAGCGGTGGTACTGTAACCGTAGGTGGTACTGCATATAATGTAGATAATTTTGTTTGGGATAATTTCACTACTGGAGAAGCAACTGTAACTCTTGATCAAATTGTTTCTATTGCAGAAGATGAAACCGTCAAGATCGAGAACCTACTTCTAAGTTGTTCTCTTGGACAGAAGGTTTATCCAAGTTTCAGTATTCCTGTTAGTGATGAGAAGTGCCGTAGAGACATCGGTCACTTTATCAACGCTATTCTACAGGACTTGGAATTTGGTAGCAATATTCACACTATCAGAGCTGCCAAGAGATACATCACTGGAGCACAAGTTGGCTTTGTTGACAATGAAGTAATCCAGACTGTCCGTGCATTTGAATATGTACGTGAACTAATGATCTTTGCTATGAGAAAGTGGAGAGTTGGAGATGGATCTCTAACACAACCACTATATGCTGCTGAGTATACCAGTCTCATTCCATATGTTGACCCAACTATCATTGATGACACAGCAACTCCTGCTTGTGCAAACGTAGCATCTGCTATCGATACTCTAGCATATCTCTTTGTTGATGTTATTACAAACAACACATCTGGAACTTATCTAGATGCAGCATATCTTATTGCTGCTAACAGAGATCTTATTGCTGATCAAGCATACCTCAACACCAAAACTCAGTATCCTTCTCTTGGTCTCAGTGACGTTAACGAGAGAAAGTGCCGTAGAGATATCAACCATGTCCTATCTGGTTTGATCCGAGATCTATGTCTTGGTGGCAACGCTGGTATTGTCAATGCTGCAGAATTCTACTTTACTGGTACTTCTCTAACTGGTATCCCCGAAGCACAAAGAGATGAAACCATCTATGCTTTCCAGCAGACCAAAAATCTTGTAATTCAAGCAATCCGCAACTGGACTGATGGAACTGTAGAAGCAGCAACTCCCACAACTGCAACATACAATCCAGCAACAGGTGATGTTACTGTCACAATTGCTGCACCTGCTAATGGTATTCCAACTACCAGCGACAGAATTGCATTTGCTGAAGGAGCAATCACATTCTCTTGCCAAGGTGGTCAACACGCAAGTCCTGATAGATTTGATTCTAACTGGGGTGATAGTTATCCAATTACTAATGTTAGTGGTTCTGGTCCAATCCAAATCACATGTAATGTGGGAAATGCAGGAACTGCCTCTGGTGATGCACATACGTTTGTATCTGCTCTAACAGATAAAACATATGTTATCTACGATCCTGTAACTACAACTTCTCCAATTCCACAGAAAGAAGATTGGAACATTCTTCTCTACAACACCACACCTTTGTGTGATAACGTAGCGTCTTCGATCACAACTGCAATGGATCTTCTAGAAGATATTCTAGATGAGACAGTCGCCGCTGGATCTACTTCCAGAACTTATGGAATACTATATGATACATCCAGCATCGAACAAAAACCAGAATTCTATATTGAAGATGCTGCTGGTAATATCGCAACTATTAGATCGGTTGTTGATGATTTCCCAATCATTGAAGCGTCTCCATATACTCAGAACTCTTCTATTATCTCCTTCTTGGGTGGTAGTGGTGCTCTGATTGACGGTTCTAAGGTCAAGCAACCTAACTGTCCATTTGCTGGTCTAAATGCTGATGGAACTGCAGAATTCCCCAACCAGGGTAAGTCCATGGTTGCATCTGCATTCACTATTGTCTCACAGGGTGGTACTGGATATAAAGTTATCAATGATGGTTACACCCAGTTGGTTTCCGTCTTCGTTATCTTCTGCGAGGATGGCGTTCTTGCTGAAAGTGGTGGTTATGCATCTATCACTAACTCCGCTACAAACTTTGGTGTCTACGCTCTAAGAGCATCAGGATATAGAGACGAGGCATATGAATTTGACCAAGGATTTGGTGAAGGTGCGAGTTACGTTAGAGCAACCGTTGACACGGTAACAGAATCTGTTACTGGTAGAACAGAATTCAGCATTACTAAACTTGGCAGATCTCCACTTGAGCACTACATCGTCAAACTTGACGGATATCGCACATATGATCCAGATATTGAATACTTCATTGACTATATTGATCCAGTCTCTGTAACTGAAGGTCCTAACTTCGGTGCAAAAGTTACTCTATCTGATGGATCTGGTGCTGGTTCTGCAAGATTTGTTGATGAATTGACTGGTCAAGAAATTGATCACCTAGCACTGGTCAACTATCATCAAGCAACATATGGCACAACTCTAAAAGTACGTCTACACAGACCATCTATTGTTAACTCTTCTTCCCACACTTGGGAATTTGCAGGTTCTGGTACTACTTACAATGCACTACCAGAAAACGGTGGTACTAAGATTGAAGCATTTGAGCAGGTATCACAGAATTATGGTCGTGTTTACTGCTCAGGTACTGATGAACTTGGTGACTTTAAGGTTGGTACATTTGCTCAGATTGAAAACAGAACTGGTAATATCACCTTCACTGGTACGGTTACCATCTCGGAAGTTGAATTCTTGAAACTCAGAGGTGGTGATGTCATTGTTACTGGTTTCGACGCATCTGAAAGTCTTGGTGGTGCTAACGCAAGTAACTCTAAACTACCAACTCAGGCAGCAGTTAGAAACTTTATTATCAACAACCTGGGTCCATACCTCAACAAACCATATTCTACCAACCCAGTTCCTAGAGCACTGGTAGAACTTACCGATAGTGGTAAGATTAATATTGACCAGATCCCTGCTCTAAGACCATTCAATGTCTATACTGTTGCCGATCAAACGGAAAGACTAGCACTTGAAGGTGCGCTTGCTGGTGACATTGCTATCCAACAAGATATTAGTGGTTCGTTCATTCTTAATAATGATAATGACAGTCTATTCCTAGGATTTGGTGTTGATCCTACTATCCAGTTTACACTCGGTGACGTATTCATCGGTGATGTATCTGGTGGTCGTTTGCAAGCAACTGAATATAGACAAGGTGTTGTCTATCAGATTGTTGTTACTGACGCTGGTTCTGGTTACATCACTCCACCAACAGTTAACATCTCTGGTGGTAGTCCACAAGCAGGTGCTGTTGGAGCACAAGCCACTGCACAAATTGCAGGTGGTCAAGTTGTTTCTGTCACCATCATTACTGCTAACGGTTATAAAGGTGGTGTCGGATACACCACTGCTCCTACGGTTACCTTCTCTGGTGGTCTAGGTGCAAACGGTGTTTCTGCACAAGCAGATGCCAACATTGAAAGCAGACTGTATGGTGACATTGTTAATAACATCAAGATGCTTGAAACTGATGCTATTAACAGTAGTGATACTGTACCAGTTGAGGTTAATGTTGATCGTGTTATTAACACATCTGCTTCCGATATTAACAACTGGGTATCTCTTGCATCTACAAGCTTCTCTGCTGATCAGATTGTTTCTGGTATTATTTCTACAGCAAGATTGGCAAACAATGATACTGCTGCAAACTCCTTCACCTTCCTAAGAGGTGACCAGTCTTATGCAGAAACAGTACAATCTATCAAGGGTGCAGAAACCAGATACTTCTATGCTCTTGCAACAAATGCTGCTATCAACGCAACCACACTTGTATTTGATGATAATGGTGACATGTTGGTTGGTCATACTCTTGCCACTGGTAATGGTATACAACAAGGAACATCTATTGATAGTGTATCTACCGATGATCAAACAACAACGATTACAATTGATCAACCACTAACTGCTGCTATTCCTGCAGGAACTCTCCTAGAATTCAGTAGAGGTTCTTCTCCACTAATTTTTGACGCATCTCTACAAAGATCTGAATTTATTGATCAGGTTATCATTCTTAATGGTGGTAGTGGATATGCTTCTGATCTTGGTGGTAACAACGTATTCTTTGACGTTGGACTAGATGGTGGTAATGGTACAGGTCTGAAGGCAAACATCAGAGTTGATAATGGCGTAGTTACTAAAGTAACTGTTACTTCTCCTGGTACTGGTTATGATACAGACTTTACAATCTCGCAAGATCCACCAGAAATTGGCAATGGTAATAATCTTCAACTTGTAGCAAAAAGATCCACTGTTTCCAAGCAGTTTGCAAACGTCTCTATTGACGTTGCTAGAGCAGGTGGAGAAGGATCTACAGGTTCTATTGATGAGTATGGAACAGTTGGTGTTGTAAGACTTAAGAAGGCACAGTTTATTGTCGGAGCAGACGGAAACGGATCCGTCACGCTCAAGACTGGTGCTGGATCTGGTCTGATTGCAGAATTCCTAGGATCTGCTGGAAGAGATGGTGAATTCTACCAAGATTCCAGTAACCAAATCAAAGGTACTCTTCCTAAGAATAGACTAAGTGGAGAATATAAGATTGATATTGAAGGCACTGCTACATCGGCAAAACTAATTACTTCTGATACTAGCGGTGACGTAACGAACTCTGCTCCTAACCTGTATAGCGCAGGTTTGACAGTAGAGAACAAGTTCAACAACGTTACTAATCTATATCAAGAATGGCCTGAGGTAGGACTGCAGAACGCTACTACAGGTAACTCTGGTAAGCACGCACTTCTAACTATCAGACCTGGCGGTATTGACCTTGATACTTCATATGGTGGTATTAAGCAACTTGCACTCCCAGATACTGGTAATGATGAAAGAGCCAATATTTACCTTCGTGGTACTGGTTTTGGTGTATCGCAGTTTGGTGATTGGAATAAAGTTTGGACATCTGGTAACGACGCTTCCTCAGGAAGACCTGAAGGACCAGACGCTTATAGACTTAAGAATAAGACTGCTGCTTGGTATAGAAATGCTGTTCACACTAACGAAGGTGAGTTCTTTGATAGCAGACTTCCTTCTTTCATGTCAGAGAAGGCATTTGATACTAAGATTGAAATTAAAGAACCACTAGCACAATCTGGTAACTCTCTACTATCTGGTAAGAAAGCATATCAAATTCTATTTGATGGTGTTCTGCTAAACGATTCTCAATATGGAGGTATCTTTGATAGTGGTAAGCAGGTCAACATCTACGATGTTACTGGTGCTCAGGCATTGGGCACAATGTACATTACCAACAGAGATCCACAACAGGACACACAAGATGCATCCAACAATTTTACAATTATAACCGCAGTTCTATTGACTGGTGGATTTGCTGGTTCATATCAACTAGGTCTTGCATCTTCTAATGCAGTTACTAAGTATGCTGCATGGACTGACTATGCTCTTGCGGATAGCAATACATATGCTGCTGCATCTCTTGAAGTTGATTCTGGTACAGCAAACCTAAGACTTGGTAGAAGAATTGCTGCTAATACAGGTACATCTCCTGGTATCTACTTCAGTTCTTCTCAGCAGTTTGCTCCTAACTACAACTCTGCAATTGTTGCTTCTGGTGGTACTGCTGCTGATGGCAGTGGTTCTCTAAACATTATTGTAGGTAGTAATAATTCATTTACTGTTAATAATAGTCCTGCATGGCATGAAGGAAACACAGTATTCACTTCTGCTAATGGTGCAACCGTCTATGATGCACTAGGAAACCCAAGCATCAGAAACGCTGTTATGCGTGATGCAACTGGAAGTTTTGAAGCACATGATATCACACTAGTTGCTGATGGCAATGGTATTCCTGGTCAAGTAATTGGTGCTGCATCACTCAACGTTCTGAAAGCTGGCGACAGCATGACTGGAACGCTGAACATCCTTAACTCTGGTGGTCCAACTGACCCAACTTCAAACCTCTATGTTGAGGGTACACTAACAGTTCAGAGAGAAGTTGCATTTGCTCGCAACCTCAATGTTGACGGTAACGTATTTACTGTTGACTACACCAACGACAGAGTTGGTATTGGAACTTCACAAGCAAATGCAAAACGCCCACTGCATGTAAGTTATGCTTCTACAGAAACTGATGTTGCTGCTGACGTAATTGGAATGGCAGCAGGAACTTCTGCTGGTGCTCTAATTCAAAATACCAACAGCGACGCAAATACATTTGCTGCTCTTGACTTCCGTGCTGAAAGCGCAGACGGTAGAATTGCGTATAAGAAGGATATCAGTGGTAGTGATCAAGCATCGTTCTACTTTGTTGCAGAAGCTCCAGCAGCAACTGCTAACACTGTACTGATCGTTAAAGGAACTGGTCAGTTAATTCCTAAGCAAGATGGTTATGGTGAACTAGGAACTTCAACAGTAAGATGGGATAAACTCCATGCTGACGAAGTACATGCCACCGAGTACATGGCAGTTAATAGAGGCACCACTAACACTGGAGCTTATCTATATCTACAAGGTGCAACTGGTGGATCTTACTCTGGTGGTCATCTATCTAACTTCCGTCTCACCAACCAAGTTATTGCAGATGACGTATTTGCGATCAACGCAACTGACGGTTCTGGTGCTGCTACTTATCAAGCAACACCAGCTCTTGCAATCAAGGGTACTACCAATAGAGTTGCAATCAACACTTCTGCTTTCTCTGGTGTTGATACAACTGATGGTGCAAACATCACTAGAAACTATCAACTCAATGTTCAGGGTGACGTTAACTTCAATGGTCAACTATTCCAGAACAACGCAGAGTTCGTAACTTCTAGATGGACTGAAGCAACTAATGGCACTGACATTTACAGACTATCTAAGGTCGGTATCAATGGCGCTGACCCACAATACGAACTAGAAGTCACTGGTGATATCAATGTCACTGGAAAACTACGTGCTAACGGTGCTGCTCAATGGTTGGATACTTACGGTGTTATCAAGAGTAATCCAAACTCTCTCAATGAGAGTATCACAGTTCCAGCAAACACTAACGCATTTGCGTGTGGTGATCTAGAAATTGCTAACGGGGTAACCGTAACGGTCGGAAATTCCAGCACCTTCGTGATCATCTAAATATATCATACACAGAGACTTTTATCACAATGAGTATTTTACGTGTGCAAGAACTGAGAGGTCTTGCAGATGATGATATCCATCTCTACAGTGGCAATACACTAGATACCACACCAGGAAGATTGAAGGTCAATCATTGGACTAGTTCCAATAGACCTTCAAATCCACAGGAGGGTACTGTAGGTATTAACGATGAAGGATGGGTAGACTTCTACTATAATGGTACTTGGGCAGAGATTGGCAAGGGCGGCGGTCAAAATATTATTGAACGTGGTGACCCTGGTTCTAGTGAACCCCTACTTCTACTTGAGAACTTTAATGATGTTCACTACTATTATAGTAGTAACAACGATATGTACATGAGAACTGGTCTCGTGCCTAATGCTGTGTATGAGATGTGGTATACATCTTCAGGTGGTGCTTCCAACGTTGACTTGTATCTCTACCCAAATGGTTCTACCTATGGTAGCGAATTTAGAGCACACTATAGAGCAACAGATGGTTCTGCAAACTTTAACAGAGCTGACCAAACTCTAAGTCATTTTTACTTTGACCACTTCTTTGGAGGATCTGGTGCTGACCCTGCTGGTAAAGTTTGGTTTACCACTGGTCCTACAAATAAATACATGTACTATGTTGGTAGTGATACTTCATCTCTTGTTATTGGTTATAACAAGTGGACTAACAACAGTAGAAACTGGGATTGGATTGGATATCACGCATTCAACGGTGACAACAAACGTTTTTGGGTAAGGAGAGTAGCATAATGAAATTATACGCATGGATCGATGATAATGCTATCATCACTACACCAGTTTTAGAATATGCTCCTGTTGGTGCTCAAGAATATAATGTACTTCATGTAGAACAATTAGTTATTGATGAAGGTAGAATTATTGTTGACTACGAACAACCAAGTGCTGTTAAAACTGCAAAACAAGCAGGAACAGATCTTAGATCCGAATCTATCTTAAAAGCAAGTATCGAAAGTCATATTATTGACAAAGAGTTCGTTGCAGCAGGATTGAAAGAAGGAACGTCGCTGACAGAAGATCAGTATTTGGAGTTGTTGACCGAGTATAAAGAGGTTGTTGACCGTCTAAATAATTAATAGTGTAAAGCTGGTAGCAGAATGGCGTCCAAAATTAGGGTAGATAACATTACCAATATAGCTGGTGCTGGATCAATCGACATTGAGGTCGGTGCCAATATTACTGGTGATATTAATTTCACTGGTAGTCTGCTTAGAAATGGTCAGCCATTCGCTTCGCTTCCAGAACAATCAATAGAGACTGCTGGATCACAGTTGTTCTCTGATGGACAAACAGCATACTGGGCATCACCCACTGCTGCATTTGTAGGTGGTAACCCTAGCGGCACTTCATCAATGCCTGCTGGTGGTGCTACTACTGGAGATAACGCACCAAGTTTTAACACTAACCTACAAAACCCATCTACTCCTTCCAGTGGATATCTACCATTCTCTGGTCAAGGACAATGGATTGACAGTGGTGGCAACACTTATAACATTACGATTGGTTCCGAATTTAAATACAGAAGTATCTTCACTCATGGTTTCTTGTGTGGAGGATATCGTGGTGCTAACCCATGGAGAACTGTCAACCAAACATTCCACGCAACAGACGTTACTATTTGTCGTGGTGACCAACTAGACAGAGCAGCAACATACGTTGATGGTAACTTTAGTGACTACAACGGTTATGTTTATGGTGGTAACAACGGTTGGGGTAGTAACTCCCCACACACCTCTTCTATTAACTTGCACACGGGAACAGGCAGAACTGCTGGTTCATCTCCTGACTACAACCACACTGATAACTATTCTACCACACCTGATAGCATTGGTGCTACCTGGGACCTTTATGCATCGTGCGATGACCCTGGTGCAGTATCTGGTCAGACCACACAAAGAGGATACGTTACTGGTGGTGGTGACCTAGGTTCTCAGTCTTGGAATAGACTAAACTTTATGTCTGAGATTATGTCAAGAGTTAGCGGAGGTCATGGTAACAACCACGCATCTGCTACTGAGGGTGAAAACAGAGGTTATTCTTATGGTGACACAAGTAACTCAAGATACATTGAATTTGCTACAGAATCTACTGGTAACTGGTCCACAACGAATATCGGTGGTGATGGTTGGAAAAAATCGCTATCTACTAAGTGGAACGTTGGTTACCACGGAAATGGTGGCAACGTAACTCAGCAGTGGATGAAGTTTACCCATAATACTGGAAGTAGAATTTCTAACTTTAATCAGACTGATGTTGCTTCTGGTGAAGAAAACATGGAAATGGGACAGGACTGGGGTTATTGTGTAGGTAACTATTCTGGTTCTGGTGGTTCTGGTAACGCTCGTCAAAACAACAGAACATTTAAGATCTTCCATTCAAACGATAGTTTTGTTATGTGTGGATTTAAAACAGAACCTAAAGGACACCAGGGTCAATCCTCTGGTACTTGTCACACTGGCGCATTTACTGTAACCTCTACCAGATATCAGTGATGAAAAAGAAAATTCTTATCGACGAGAAGCCTTGGGATCTTGCATGGAAAGAGAGTATTCCAACAAAAATTCCAACTCAAATGATTACGGATGGTGATCTGGTTATTCCAGAGTATAAACCACAACATCCTCTTGAGTTAGAAGTTAAAAAATATATTAAAGATAGAAAAGAAGTACAAAAGGGCGATGTCCTCATGGGTCTTTGTCAAGAAGACCTTCGTGCTATGGAATTGAAGCAGCACGAAACAACTTTCATTAATGTTTTTACTTTCTTCAACATTTCTGTAGTCAGAATGAAGAGAGATGTATTCGATACTCTTAAGTCTGGACTAAAAAGATATATCGAATTTACTCCAAAAGAACTACATGATGGTATCAACTATCAAGGTGAAATTAGGTCTTACTCAAAGGACTACGAAGGATACATGAATGATGATGGGGAAATCAAGTATCAAAAAGTAAAAAACCCCATGACCCAATCGAAGATCGATAATGCTTTGATCTTCATGAAGAAGATGGCAATTCTAGTCATCGAAAGAGAATTTGAACTTCGTTTCAAGAACTTCAAAAACTGCCATGATGTAGAACAAGAATCTTGGGCGTATCAAGTTCCCGAAGCAAAAGAACTACTAAAAAATCCCGATGCGTCTACACCATTTCTCAATATTCTAGCAGTAACTAGAGGTATTGATAAGACGGTTCTTGCGAAAAAGGTCATCAAGAACCATGATAAATATGTATTGGAATACGCCGCATTGCTCGGTAAGTATCACGCTATTAAATCTCAATTCAAACATTGTGATAACATGTGGGATATGAACATCCTCTATGAGGATTACTTGAACGTTGGAATGCCATTCATTCAAGCAGAGAAAATGGGGCGTTGTGATTCTAATTACAACCGCATTGGGGATGAAGTAAAGTATGGAACCTTCGGATTCTAGTGAACTAGTAGCACTAACCAAAGATAATATTTCAAACGATCAAATTATCCAAGCTGCTATTCACCTGCAGCAAGGACAAACACGCTATCAGAATAACACGTTTGTTGTTGGATCCCAAGTAACGCCGTACAAAAAAGTTCAACAGGCGTTGCTTGAACTGGAAACAAGACATCAAGTTGATGTCGAACTTCATTACAAATACAAACTGTGCTTGAATGATAAGAAAAGACTAGAAAGATCTCTGAAGCTTGAAAAGTCTCTCGAAAATCCAGATGACCTGGAGATTGAAAGACTAGAGATTGAACTGGAAAGAAAAAATTATGATCTCACTGTTTACGAAAGAAAATTTGTCACAGTAGAAAGAGAAATCTCTGAGTTTTGTGACATCGTTCGTGAACATATGGATGAAGGTGTCGATATGGAATACTATCGACTGACCCAGGAACATGAAGACAGGCAGTATTGGATTGCTAGAATGGCAAAACAAGCTGCTGTTGATGTACATGCTATTGGAAGACTAGGTAGTGGTAATCTAGATTCCATTCTTAACATGCCCAAGGAAGATCAGATTTCTGCTATCCGTGGTGCTGTGGAACATGCTACACTATTGACTGCAGGCATTGAAAAAATGCAGCAACGTATGCTTCCTGAAGTGAGAAAAATTATGGAAGGAGCATATGATGATGTCGCACTTCCAACTCTTCTAGGAGAACAACTATCAAACGAACCATTAAAACTTCCTGAGGTAAAAAATGTCACAAGTGAAAAACTCCGTATTCAGTCTCCCAATAAATCCCAAGCTTGATAAAATCTTTGTAGATTCTGTTGTCATTCCTTGGTTGATGAAATATAGAGGTTTTGTTAAAGACCTGTATTTTACCTGTAGAATGCCCCCATTTGAGCAAGATGCAATGGGTGACGTTTTCAATGGAGACACCAGGCAACTACTCTACAATGCAATTGTAATCGCCAGAGAAGCAGAGTTGCCTCTGTCAGCAACGTTCAATAACATTTACGTTCGCCCTGACCTAGAGACACTGGATTTGTTCGTACACAACTTCCGTGCTGTCTATGAAATGGGAGTGAAGATTGCTACAATTCCACACACCAGTTGGGTTGCTACTGGCATCTTGCAAAAAGAATTCCCAGAACTGAAAATCAAGAACACAATTCTCAGAAACGTAACCAAAGCAAATGAGATTGTATCTCTCGCTAAGGCGGGGTTCCATTACATCAATCTGGATAGAGATCTGATGCGAGATAGAAATGCGCTTCTGGAGATCAAGAGAGCAAAAGAATACTGTGCCGAGATTGGTAAACCAGTAGAGCTATCTATCCTTGCAAATGAAGGATGTTGGGGTGGTTGCTCTATGATGGATGAGCACTACCATTTCAATAACACCAGAGGAAATCAGGCACCACAATACTTCATGGATCCCATTAGTACAAATTCTTGTTCTAAGTGGGACATTGAAGATAATGCTTCTGCTCTAAAGTCTGCAAACTTGCCACCGTGGCGTGAAGATTGGGAAGAGTTTCTTGATCTAGGTATTGATGTTTTCAAAATGCATGGCAGAGAAAACTCTATGCGTTTGAAAGAAAGCATGGATATCATTGAACGTTGGGCAAGAAAAGAAGATCTTTTGTTCCCAGAGTTTGACGATTATATGGATGACCTAGAGGTCAAAGATGCTCCCATCAATCTCTGGAGAGAAAAGATCAAAACATGTAAGTTTGATTGTTGGGATTGTCACTATTGTGAAGCAGTAGTAGATTCTTCCCTCAAGAAAAAAGGAGAAACAGATAACATTGAAGAGTATACTCAGCGTTCTATGGATGCGATTGATGATGCTCTGAAAAATAAATCTAAGTTTAGACCAGAGGTATATTCTGCACGAGGTTTGAGTTCTCCTAGAGTAAGACACCTTCTTAATAATCTTTGTTCTTATGATAATTCTGTCTATCTAGAACTAGGCACTTACATGGGCAGTACATTCTTTGCTGCTATCATGGATAATAATATCCCTTGTTTTGGTGTAGATAATTTTTCAGAACCAAACTGTCAACCAATGACTAAAAATGTGTACTGGACAGAATGTGGCAATCCTCTAGAAGAATTCAAAGTTAACTTTGATAAGTATGAGAATGGAGAAACCACGTTCATTGGCACATCGATTAAGGATCTTAAAGAAGAAGATTTTGAAGGTAAGAAACCCAATGTCATTTTCTATGATGCTAACCATGATTATGTTGAGCAACTCAATAATCTAAATCATGTACTTCCTTTCTTGGCAGACAAGTTTATTCTAGTTATTGATGATGCTAACTTTGATGGTGTTGTCGAAAGTGCTATTCAGTTTGTATCAGAGAACAAGTTGGATGTTTACTTCGAACGTAAACTTCTAAGCGGTGTCATTGAAAATCCACACCATTGGTGGAATGGTGTTTATATCATGGTTCTTGAAAAAACAAATGAAGATTAAATCAGCGGAAAAAATCAAGTCTCAAATTATGGATCTATTCGTAGTACCAATAGGTCTCTACGAATATCCACACCATAAAGAATGGAAAAAGGTAGTATACGAAATTATCCAAAAATATAGTGACACTAAGTATGAGATGCCAGAAGATCAAGGTGGCATCCAACACTTCTTTAATTCATATGATCAAGACATTTTTAGAAATGTAAAAGAACCAGAATTTCAAGAAGCTATTAGAGACTTTGAGTTGTTTACCAAAACATGTTTAAACTCTTTCTTTGTTGACACCTTTGGTAAAGCAGAATATAATGAGATGTTAATTACAAATAGTTGGATTAACGTTACACGAAAAGGAAATTGGTTAGACCAACACTTCCATGGTAATTGTATTCTTGCTTGTAATTATTTTGTAAATTTTAAAGAGGAACATACTCCCTTACAATTTTGCAATCCATTCAGACCCAATGGTACACATCCAGCATTTTCTATTAACACAGAAAATCATACACCATACACAGTTCCAACTATTGCAACTAATGCACAAGAAGGAACTTTACTTATTTGGCAATCTGGTTTATACCATGGGTTCAATCAGGTAAAGAATGACTATAGCGAAGAAAGAATTACGCTAGCTATGAATGCTTGTCCCGACATTGTTACTACAGGACCATACAGAATTAAGATAGGAGTTTGTGATGAAAGTAATTGATCCTCAATTATTTGAGGTAAACCACCCTCAACACTGGGAGGTTGAAGAAAAACATATTGGCAATTTTAAGAACAAACTTGTCATTATTAAGAATTGGTTTGTAAACCCAGAACAACTTAAGTTGTTTGCTAAGTCTGTAGACTATGTTGACACCACAAAAGGACAAGTTACCAATCTACCTGGATATCTTCACCAGATTGGAAACTATAGAAATCAATTGTATTCTCCTGTGAGATTTGCCTGTAAGCATTACTTCACTGCTAGTGATGATCTACTGAGACATCCAGAGCAAAGCAATTTTACTTTGCAAATGTATGATCCTCAGGATAAAGTAAGGTTTATGAGTTTGTATCCACACTCAGACTACGTTAGATATGCTTCTGTATTGTCATTCAATGAAGATGATGACTATGATCACGAGATACCAAATGGAACTGCATTCTGGCGCATTAAAGAAACTGGGGAAGAGTATGTAACTGCCGAAAGGAATTACAGAACAGAAAGAATTGCAAACAAAGTGCAAGCAATGACTTCCTTCGATCCTGCTAACGTAAAATTAAAAGAGTGGGAAAGATATCACATTGAACCACATGAATTCAACAGCATTATATTCTATGAAGGTGCATTGTGGCATAGTCCTTATTTTTCTAAGGAGGGTTGGCACACCAATAGATTGACATTCAACGCTTTCTTGAGATAATAAATATAATCACATATCATTTGCACTGATAACTATGGATCCCGCAACACTAAAAAAGAACTTCGAAGATCAGATTGCTGAAACTGATAAACAAATCAGCGAACTGGAAACAAACCTAACTAAAGCAAAAGAATACAGAATTAAACTCCAAGGTGGTCTCGAAACTCTCGGACTTCTAGAAGGCGAAGGTGCAGCACCAGAAGCAGAACCAGTAACCTCAGAAGAATAAATACTAAATCCCTTCTTCCTAAATAGGTAAGAAGGGATTTTTTGTGTGTAATGGCATCTCCAAATTCAAGAGCTGAACTCATCACATATTGTAAGAGACAGCTTGGTGAGCCTGTCCTCCAAGTTAATATTGACGACGAACAGGTAAACAATGTTATTGACGATACCATTCAGTTCTTCCAAGAGAACTGTTACAATGGTATGGAGCGTGCATATCTATTCCATGAAATCACTGCTGACGATAAGACAAGGTTTGCTGCTAGTGTAACAACAACTAGTGGTACAACCGACTGGAAAGAGACAACTAATTATATTCCAGTTCCAGACCACGTAGTCGGTATCACTAGAGTATTTGGTCTAGTCAGTAATTCAATCCGTTCTAATCTATTTGGCGTTGAGTATCAATTGTTCCTGAATGATCTCTATGCATTCGGATCACTTGATATCCTCAACTACTTTATAAACAAGCAGTATCTAGAGACACTGGATATGGTCCTGAATAATGGATCATTCCAGCAGTTCAGATACACCATGCGTCGTGATCGTCTCTATATGGATCTTGATAAAGACTTCCTCAAAGAAGGATCTAACATCCTGATTGAGTGTCATCGTCTTATCGATCCTACAGATGCTACTGAGATGTACAATGATATGTTTGTCAAGAAGTATGCTACCGCACTCATGAAAAAGATGTGGGGTATGAACTTGATCAAATATAACAACGTCCAGTTACCTGGCGGTGTTACTCTCAACGGCAGAGAGATCTACACAGACGCACTAGCAGAAATTGAGAAAATCGAAAGCGAAGTTCTCAGCAAGTATGCAATCCCACCAATGGATATGATCGGATAAGATGCCTACCAGTCCCTACTTTCCAACTTACTACCAAGGTTACAGTGGCGAACAAGGTCTCATTCAGGATCTTGTGGATGAGCAAATCAAATTGTTTGGTTCAGACGTATACTATATCCCTAGGATAGTTCTACAAGACAGCACTCTGGAAGAAGTTAGATACTCGAAGTATCAGGAACAATTCCAGATTGAAATGCTGTTGCAGAACGTCACGGGTTTTGGTGACAACTCAGAGTTCATCTCCAAGTTCGGTCTAAGGATTACAGACGAAATTATCTTCCGTGTTTCTAGTAGAAGATGGGATGAAGCTGTAGCACAGTATAATCCCACCCTGACATTGGATAGTAGACCCAATGAAGGAGATCTTCTATACTTCCCACTTACAACAGATATTTACGAGATCAAATTTGTCGGTAAGGAAGAACCATTCTTCCAGTTTGGCAAGATCCAATTCTATGCCATTACCGCTGAAATCTATGAATTCGGTCAGGACGACTTTGATACTGGTGTTGCAGAGATCGATGCAGTGGAACAACTATTCGACAATGCCATCAAACTCTTTATGGATCCTGGTGGAACAGGAGACTTTACTGTAGGTGAGGAGATTGTTGGTGACGAGTTCCTAGCAAAAGCAACATCTACTATTACAGGAGATGCTGTTACCAGCATAACTATTACTGACGGTGGATCGCACTACAAGCAAGCAACACCACCATCGGTAACTATTTCTGGAGGAGGTGGTACAGGTGCAACAGCAACTGCAACAGTTAGTTCGACTGGTATTGTTAATGGCATCACTATTACTAGTGGGGGCACTGGGTATACAACTGCTCCTACTGTTACTATTGACTACTCACCTAAAGATAACAGAGCAGAAGTCAAGTCCTGGGATAGCACAACCAGATCTCTCCAAGTCATCAACAGAACAGGAACCTTCACTACTGCTGAAGTAATTACTGGTCTAACTTCTGGTGCTAAGTGGTCTCCAGAGACATTTGACACTCTAAATAATGTGAACAGCAACTACGATCAGAATAGACAGATCGAAGATGATGCTGATAACATTGTGGATTGGTCTGAGACTAATCCATTTGGTGAGTTTGGTAATTTTACAGGTAGCATCTAATGTTAGGATCACATTTTTACAATCAGATTGTTCGTAAGAACATTGTTGCTTTTGGTACGATGTTTAATAACATCACACTAAAGAGCACAGATCCTAGTGATGGTACTGTTTTAGAGGAGCAGAAAGTTCCCCTAGCATATGGTCCTAAACAGAAATTCCTTGTTCGTCTAGAAGAAAACAACACGAACAGGAAAGTAGCAATTACTCTACCACGTCTCTATTTTGAGATGACGAGCATTGATTACGATCCTACCCGTAAGACATCACCAATTCAAAAATACAGAACTATCATTGATGGTAATGGTGATGAAGTCAGAGTTCAATATGTTCCTGTTCCTTATAATTTAAGTTTCCAATTGGGAGTTATTGCAAAGTCTCAGGATGATGCACTACAAATTACAGAGCAAATTTTACCATACTTCCAACCATCTTTCAGCATCACTCTCAACATGATCCCAGACATGAATGAGAAGAGAGATGTTGCTATTGTATTGAATGGTATTAGTTATGAAGACGAGTGGGATGATAGTTTTTACGAACGTAGATATATTGTCTATACTCTCAACTTCACAATGAAAACATATCTCTACGGTCCATACAACACCTCAGATGTTATTAAGAAAGCAATCATTCATGAGACGCTTGGAGATACATCTGTCAACCGTAGAGCGATTACAAGAACATACACACCAAAAGCAGTTACAGATATCAACTCAGATGGTGTCATTGATGTCAATGATGATGCCCTGGTTGATGCTGGAGATGACTTTGGATTTAATGAAGGAATTGAATTCTTATGAGCCTAGAAGAGAACATGGAGGAGATCCTCAATATCAGTGCTGAACCTGTGGTAGATAAACCACCAGTAAAGGTTGAGAAAACTGATGACGATCGCCAGAAAGACTATGAATATACCAGGGGTGAGTTATACACCCTCATAGATCAGGGTCAGGAGGCGGTCAGAGGTGCCTTAGAGGTCGCTCAGGAGAGTGGACACCCTAGAGCATATGAAGTCGCTGTAGCGGCAATGAAGCACGTTGCAGACATGACTGAGAAACTACAGGATCTTCATAAGAAGATGAAGGATCT